TTTTGCGCCGAGTAGTAAAAGTAGTAAAAGTATTAGTGTCCCCTGCGCCAGTGAGAAAACTGAAGTGAGAAAACTCAAAAGTCCGTGTGATCCTTTGGCGCCGAAGGCGCCAGTGTGAAAGTCTAGTAATTACACGAGAAGGTGTCTGTGAGGCTCTCAGAGGCTCTCTAAGCAACGATATGTCTGAGGCAAGGGAGGGGTACGCCCCGCAGGGCCGACTTATCCACAGGTTATCCACAGGCAAACCCGACTTATCCACAGGTTATCCACAGGCAAAATAAATTGAAAAAAACGCTTGACTTTTTGCTCAATTTCTGATAGGAAATTGACCCGAAACATTTGATAAATGTTTAGCTAAACATTTGCATTATGTTTGGTTTTCGGGTTATAATACTCTCATGATAAACAAAAAGGAGAAAAACATGAATTTTAAAAACACATTTATTTTATATGTTGGTGTTGGTATGCACAGACTAGACCCTATAGATACGCTCACCGTAGGCACTACAAGGCTTGATTTAATCAACTGTAGGTCTAATCAAAAGACTATGCAAATCGTCCACGTGTTCACGCTCTCACGCTCTGACGTGACCAAAGGACAATTTGAATATTGGGAAAGCCACACACTTTCACCAAAGCTAGATAAGATGTTGGAAAAAACAAGAGTTATTTATGACACCTTGTCTATGAATGGAAAATGTCAAGGTAGAACTAATAACTGGTGGCTACTTAACGATACTAAACTAGAGGAGGTAATATTGTATGTCAAAAAAGAATTTGAAGCCTATGACAAAGGCACAACTGATACAGAGGATAAAGAGGACTAAAAATCCTCACCTCAAAATGAGGTTGCTCAAACTCCTACATTCAATGTAGGAGGTAGGGCTGGCTCGATCGAGCCAGCTCGCTGAGTGCGCTCAGCGCCAGTGGTAAAGTGAAGTAGTAGATCGATAGTGCGCGCAGCGCCAGTGCAAAAACGAGTGCAAAAATGAAAGGTCTACGAGTGCGAAAGCGACATATGTTCCCCTTTTAGCGGGGTCTTGTCCTTCCCTCCCCTCCACCCCATTATTATAACATACTTCTTCCCGCTTGTCAAGGGTTTTTTTGAGAAAATTTAAAAAAGTTATCCACAGGTTATCCACAGGAAATTAACAGAAAATACACAGGATATTCAGTTGACAAATCCTATTTGGCTCTATATAATACTCATTATGGAAAACAAAAAAGAAACTGCAAAAAGACCAAGCAAAAAAGTTTTAATGGCACAAATAGAAGCTAAAGGCGTAGACAAAACAATTGTCGCTTCTTTAAGCAGAGCTAACATTGAAACAATGGTTTGGGTCAAAAGTCTACTTGACTAATTTCGCTGAACGCTACTAACTCGTTTACTACTCAAGGTTAGGAACACATGTGGGACAGATGTCTAAACTGTCCAAGCGAAAGCGACAAAGCCGACAAATGTTGTGTAGCATGGTGAGGGAAAAGCCTGAAGCAACAAATGTCGGTTTTTTTATGCGACAAAAGTCGCGTTGGCGCCCATTATATCATAGCGGGGATGTTTTGTCAAGGAAAATTTTGTTTTTTTAACGCGACCCTACTTTTCATTGGTCTTTTACTCTTTTTAGACGCCTTTTAGACTTAAAAACCCCGCCCAAACTCCTTTTAAGACACTTTTTGATGGTTTTACAGGGCTTTTTTGCTTTAAAATCGCTGTTTTTGGCTCATAGGGGCTGCGCCGGCCTGCGCCAGTGCGAAAATGAAGTAGTTTTTCTATGGCTACGCGTGCGCCGACGCGCGCTAGAGTAGAAAAATGAGGCTTCCGCCGGCGCGGGGATATAATAATGTTATTGATAGTATAACATATTAACCCCCGCCTGTCAAGAGAAAACTTATGCGGGGTTAGGCGCAGATTTACGGCGATTTGCGACTAATTTTCCTCTTTTTGCGAGATTTTCCACGAAGATGGACGATTTCGCGACCGGCCCCCCGGAATTCGCTAGCGTTATTTTATTATGCTAAGCGTAAGATTCTTCTTGACGCCACAGAATACGCCCTATATAATATAGATATGAAATTGAGAAATATACAGCAAAAGATAGAAGCGACATGCTACAAGTGGAAATACACCACTAAAAGTGGCAAGTGGTGGAATAGAAGAACTAGCGAAGAAAGATTAGTTATCTGGCTAGTAAGTCTTCAAGCGATATGTATTTCTTCGCTTCTAGTGTTGGACAAGTGCTTCAATTAACAGAAAAAACTTCGGCCAACCTATTGACAGGCGTAAGAAAACTATAGTATAATATACTCATAATGAAAATAATAAACTACATCAAGGAAAAGATTATGGCAAATACAAATGCAAAAGCTAGACCTAAAAACTATACAGATGAGATGGTCGCTCAGATGACAGAGGCTTACACAGCTAATCCAACAAGAGAAACTGTGGACACTCTAGCCAAAGAACTTGGCAAATCTGTAAGAAGCATTATTGCTAAACTTTCAAGAGAAGGCGTTTATGTAGCTCAGCCTAAAGTAACCAAAACAGGCGAGCCCGTAGTAAGAAAAGCAGAACTAGTATCAGTAGTTGAAGCTCACTTCGGTATAGCATTACCAACTCTTGTAAAAGCTAGCAAAGCTGACTTACAAAGATTAGTTGATAACATCAGCTAAGAACTCCCAAAGGCAGAGGGCGGATTGAAAATAAACGCCCTCATAAGCCCGAACTGTTTTCGGAGTGCTTAAAGAAATACGCAGTAAATATCTTAAGCAATCCAAAAAAAGTTCTTGACTTGGCAGTTAAAATTTTGTATAATATATATAGAAATTGAGAGAACAAGGGAAGCCTCAAAAACGCAAGTAGAAATATGAGCATTAGCCATCATCTCTACAGCAAGAGGCTCCCAACTCCGAGCTCTAACCACATTAAGAGCTGTAGCAACAAAACCATGTGGCGCAGACTGATAGCGATAACAATAGTAGTAATTGAGCCGTAGATTATGACTAGACAATCTCGGGAGTGGAACGCTCTTTTATAAGGCAGTAATCCTACAACGCGTGGAGATAGTATCAATAAGCAGTTGGTAGTAGTAAGCCCAAGTAAGAAAACTATCCCCACATCACTTGGCGATGGGATATAAAAAAGTGGCAGTCCTATACGGCATAGCCCACCTAAGAAGGAGCCCCAAGCGTCTTGCAACACGAAAGCAACGAGCACTCTGATAGATATTGGCGACCACCTGTGTAAACAGTAAGGATAGCAAGGTTGGGCAAGAAGAACGCTCCCAACATCAGCGACAATAATCCGAAAGGAGAGCAAAGCGAAGTTGAAGAGAGTAGCCACAATCGTTTGAGGTTAGCTGTAAAGAAATCCGAGATACAGGCAAAGAGAGTAGACTTATACGCAGGACTAACCCAAAGGGATTAACACGCCTCTGTAACCAAATTGCCTGTGTGGTAGACTTGGTAGACAAGCGATAACAAAGTAGCTAGACAGATTGAGAGTGCTATAGTTATGAACTTACGGGGAAGACCTAAACCAATGTGCGAAATAGCTTAAGTAAGCATTGGCAAGGGCAAAGTAGTCATAAGTCCTTTACTCACGCAGGCAGACACAGTAGTAGGGTATGAGTTATCCCACGCTGAAGGAATAAAACTTGGAGTAGCAAATTGCGAAACATACTTTTTCAACCCAGCCAAGTCGCTGGGTTTTTTTATGCCCAGCTGAAAATAAATCTTGACATATTAATAAAGGCGTGATATAATATACATATTAAAAAATAAAATAGAAAATTTTAGAAGGAGAAGCGATATGAACTTAACATTTTTAAGCAAAACAGACAAAGACCTTCATGCTATGCGTTTACAACAAGACAGCGATGGCAAAGAGGCAAGACGCGAAATCCAAAGAAGAAAATTAGTAGGATATTGCGATGGCACAAACATCACTTGGGTAGACCCTAAAGCCGAAGTTGAGACACAGTCACGAGTTGGCACAGTTATCACTTACACTAAAGGGAGTAGATAAATGATGTGGGACGAGCTACAAAAGTGGGAAACTAGAAACAATGCGAAAGTATTTATGGTTATCACCACAGAAGAAGTTAGGAACGATTTATATGATTATAACGCTTTTGACCCAGAGAATGAAGAAGATTTCATCTGCAAAATAGATGATGTTCGCGAGAGTCTAATGCTAGAGGCATTAGACCACGCTTACGAAACAGTAAACTATGAATGGGGCTTAACTTTTGAAGATATAAACGATATATGCTACGAATACATAGTAGAAAAACTAAGTAGCAAAACTAAGGGGCTAGACAAAGGACAACTTTGGAATAGCGAAACAAAAACATTTGAAAGTGTAAAAGACTTTCAGGCTAGATATAATAAGGAGAAGAATAATGCCAGCTAAATTTAAACCAAGCCAGAGGGTTTATGACAGAAACCAGAGAGGCGTTAGAATGAATACTCAAAATCCTGTCAAAAAATACAAGCACGAATATTTAAAGTGCCAAAGTAAAGAAACATTATTCGCTGAAATTAACAAGTATAATGTTAAGCCAAAACAAAGACAAAAATGCTTAAACGAGTTAGCTCGCAGAGGTATCAAAGTAGTGTGGAGGGAAAAATGCGAGTAGTAAATCTAAAACAAGCAGAATACAAGCAGTTCAAAAGACGAGTAGCAATTCTACAGGAGAAAGGCATAGAACTAGACTTCTCAGTAGCGCAACCCAATAAAAGAGTAGTGAAAATCACTTTAAATAAAGAATACGATTGGAACAAATTAGATGAGGTGTGCGAAAATGGCTAGAAGTAAGATAGAAACAACAAGAGATGGCTATACACTTTTAGACGGAAAATTAGTAGGAAAGCGAAAATTTCTAGTCAAGGGCGAGTTCAGTATCACATTAAACGAAGAATTGATATTACTCGCTCATGACAAAGAAAGCGCAGAAGATAGATTTACAGAACTATGTAGTAAGAAAGCTAAGCAATTAGGTGGAACTATAGATACTGTATTCGTAGACTTCGCTGAGCCAGAGGAGTATTTCAGTGGCTAAAAAGTATAAGGATAATATTATAGAATTTCCAACGAAGCATAAGCCTAGTAATAAGTTTATGCTTCAAACTATTGAAGCCAGAATTGGTGAAATAGAGTTGGAAAACGATATGATGCGAGCAGATATAGATTATCTTAGTGGCGCTATAAACAAAAATGTAAGTGAGCTTGAAGACCTCTTGAAACAGATGTCTTTACTTGCTGGCTTAGAAAAACCAATAGTAGAGTTGAAAGAAGATGAGCACGGGCAAATGGAGTTTGAGTTCAATTTAGGTCAGCTAGACGATATTTTAAACAATAAAAACGATAAGGAAGAAGATTAATGGAAGAAAAAGGAACATTTATGGGTAAAGACAGCTCGCTTCATGTTTATGAAGATGACGGGCTATTATATATTGTAGTGGACACAAATACAGAGCTGGGCCCATCAGCTAGTGGTAAATCTACAATGGTGGCGAGTAGTGGTGGCAATATCCCTATTTCGCTAGAGAATGGTAAACAAGTTAAGTTAGGGCTTAACCTATATTACTAATGGAAGTATTATTTTATATTGGCTTACTCATATTTGGACTATATTGCCTAGTCACTGAAGATATAGAGAAAGTCAAGAAAGATTTTGGAGTAGACGAATGACAATAGGAACTTTAATGATGACAATAGTATTATTTATCGGCATAACAGTTGTTATACCTTTTGCCTTGCTAACGCGAGAAGATGGGGATTGTGAAGATGGCGAGTAATTATACTAACGAACAAGTAGAGCATATGATTGAAGCTTATAGTGCAAATCCTACGAGAGAAACAGTAGATGATTTAGCTATAAATTTTGACAAGAGTGTAAAATCTATAATTGGAAAGCTTTCACGCGAAGGCGTGTATCAAAAAGCCGTCTATAAAACAAAGACTGGCGAAATCCCAATAACAAAAGCACAACTAGTAGAAAACCTAGCAGAGTTGCTAGAAATTCCAAGTAGTAAAATTATGGGATTAGAAAAAGCTCCAAAGCAAGATATTAAATTTTTGCACGATACAATAGGAGGTCTAAATGGCTGACCATATAATGAAGAAATACACAGCAAAAGTAGAAAAAACTATATATGTAGTAGAAGAACTAGAGATAATTTGCGAAACTGAAAAAGAGGCAGAGGAATTACTAGATGACTATTGCTGTGATGAACATAGTGCTAAAGTGAAATTAGTGGATATTGAAGAACAGGAAACAAAAATAAATATGCGCTGGGTTGATGAAAGCACAGTATTGTCTGTAGATGAATTTATGGACTATAAAGATGGGCTTCACTAGATGTATGAAAGGTGCGGGGCAGTTGTGCGTCAACATAAGAACCATACCATCCCCGCCATACATTCTTAACTAAACCGTAGCGGGGCTGTTCAGCCCTCAACGCTATAACCTTAACTAAAACTGCAACGGGGCAGTATAATTTCTATAAGTCTAGGGGAAATTTGCACAGGTATAGTTGCAATTTGATGTAGTCCATTAAGTTTTATGGACAAAAATAAATTTTGAATTGGCGTAAGTTATTGGGATTAATAAGTGGATAAATTAGAGGGTTTTGTAGTAAATTAGTTTAGATGTTGATAACCCCGTTGAAGTGGAGTTTGAATCGTGGTATAATTGATTGCTTTAATCGCATAACAAACAACGATTAACGAGATATCGGCTTTCGCTTCATCTCCTTCTAGGGAAGGATATTCGCTCGGCGATACTCTTTCGTTAGATTTTGTTGAGTGTATGAATTGTGGTTAGCTAGGTTATTATCAATTTATGTATATATTATACCACAATTTTAACAAAATAGCAAGAGGTGTTTTTGATGACCTCATCGAAACGCGGGTCTGGGAAGGTTTTAATTAACAGAAAAAAGTGTAATTTTTAAGTAGGAAGTTATAATTTACCCCGTTTGGAGAAGAAGCCTCGCTGAGGTTTTAACATTTGTTCCTTTTGTCTGCGTAATTCTCTCCTGCGAGCAGCGTTTTTTAGGCGTTGTTTCTTCTGTGCAGGTTTTTCATAAAATTCTTTCTCTCGGAGTGCTTCTAGTTTGCCACTTCTTTTAACTTTATTCCTAAATTGCCTTAACATTCTGTCAAAGTTGGGTTGTTGTGGTCTGCCTCTCCTCATCTATGTTTGCTTTTGCGTGGAATAATTTTCGTTCTGTCTTTATGTATGCTAGTGATAGCGTGAGGTGGTGTTGTCTTGCGAACTTTGATATCTCGCTTGGTGTCAAATGTCCAACCACGCTTTCTTAAGTAATGAACTTTAGAATGTATCGCTGAAACCGATTTGTTAAAGTGTTTGGCACACTCAGCGGCTGAATGCTTGCCATACAGTTTCTTTAGTTCGCGAACTTGCTCGTCTGTCCATTTATTATTTTTCATGAGTGTATTATAGCAAAATTTAAGGTAGAAGTCAAGAACTATTTTCAGTTGGGGTCAATATATTTCTTGACTTGGCTTCAATATTTTAGTATAATAATAGTATGAAAAAAGAAATGAACATAACCAAATTAGAAGAACAACAAATTCTGCTCAATCAAATCGTAGAGAAAGATTTTGGCAGAGTTGCAGTTATTTTAGAAGGACGCGATACCGCTGGCAAAACAGGGACTATTCGTGAGCTAACGCACTACCTTCCGACAAGTAAGTATTCTATATCGCTTAGTACTAAACCTAGTGCTTGGGATATGAAACACTGGCTCAAGTCATGGAAGAAGAAGTTGCCTAGCAAAAACCAAATAGTATTCTTTGACAGAAGTTGGTATTCTCGTGCTATGGTTCAAAAACTGAATGGCTGGTGCACAGACAAGCAGTATGATAAGTTCATGTCTGAAGTAGTAAAGTGGGAAAACAAGCAAAAGGATATTACTTTTATCAAACTATGGCTTAGCATTTCGGAAGAAGAACAAGCTATTAGAATTGGCACTAGACAAATATCTCCTTTAACAAAGTGGAAATTCTCACCAAATGACGCTGTTGCACTCTCAAAGTATGACCAAATGACTATCTTAAAAGAGAGAGTATTTACAACACTTGGAGAGTGGCACAGTATAGATTACAACGATAAGAGAGCAGGTAGACTTTCTTTGATAACTAGAATAGTTGAAGAACTAAACAAATGAAAAAGAAAAAAGCAATAATAGTAGACATAGACGGCACTATCGCAACACACTATGATGAAGATGGCTCGCAAATGCGCGAACACCATGATTATAGTCTAGTGATTGATGATAGGCCGATTCCTGAAATAATTAAACTCGTCAGGCTATATCATGATGCTGGTTATAACATTCTGATAACCTCAGGGCGTATGGATAACAGTAGGCAATCTACAGTAAATTGGCTTGCGCTATGGAGAGTTCCATATACGGAACTAATCATGCGTAAATTTAAAGACTTCCGACCAGATGATGAAGTGAAGCTAGACCTATATGAAGAATATATAGAGCCAGATTACAAAGTAGAAGTAGTGCTAGATGATAGGCAGCGAGTAGTAGATATGTGGAGGCGTATAGGACTCAGATGTTTGCAGGTTGATTATGGCGATTTTTAGTAGTATTAAAACGAAATAAATTTTAAAAGGAATGGTATATGGATTGGCAAACAGAGATTTGGATTGCTTTCATAATATGTGCAGTAGCGCACATATTTTATGGATTAGGCAAAAGACAAGGTATCGGAATGACGCTAGACTATCTTAAACAAGACGGCCAGATAGACTTTGATGAGGACTGAAAAATAGTTCTTGACATGGTGGTATTTTTTTGATATAATAGTATAGTGAAATTGTGATAATTTTACATAGATTTAAGCGCAGTAGTGAGTCTGCCGAAAACAAAACTCACATATGTCTGGCACGAGTAGGAAACACAACGCTTTCCGAGGGCGCGGCAGGAGCCTCACTTCCACCAGTGAGCGGGATTTGTTAGACATATTTAATATTAACCCGAGTCGCCGAAAGGGACTCATAGCGTGTACCGAAAGGACACAAACAGGAGAATGAAATGACAGGATTAACTGCATTTAATGACTTTGACAAATTATTTGTCGGATTTGATCGCTTAAATAGAGAATTAGCAAACAGGATTGAAAGAGCCCCAGTAACTAACTATCCAAGATACAACATAGTGGCTGTAGGTAAAGAAGCCTACAGAATAGAAATGGCACTGCCAGGTTGGTCAAAAGATGATATCGACATTAAGCAACACAAGAATAAACTTACCATAGAGGGAAAAGAGAAACAAGAATTAGATTCTGATAAGGAACACTATATCCATAAAGGGTTAAGTGGTAAGACCTTTAGTAGAATTTTTACATTGGGAGATTGGGTAGAGATATCCGATGCTGGTTTTCAAAATGGTATGTTAGTTATAAACCTACAGGTAAACTTACCTGATGAAGAAAAGCCCAGAACGATAAGTATAGGCTAGGAGAACGCAATGCAAAAGGCAAAACGATTCTTTAATCGTCTTGCTAGTTCGCAGGCGATCAAAGAAGTAAATAGAAATAGTGATGAATTATGGTCTTTAACAATGATGATATTTGTTTTTTGGTTTATGTTCATTGCTATGCTACCAATAATGTAGCAAATGAAAACTAGAGCCATCTCAGTAGCAATTCAGTTCTTGAATCAGCTATTGAGGTGCTCACCTAATAGGAGAATTATGAAAATAGGACATGAAGGACTTGAAATGATAAAACATTTTGAAGGACTAGAATTAGAAGCGTACAAATGCCCAGCAGGTGTTTGGACAATAGGTTATGGGCATATTAAAGGTGTGCAAGAAGGCGACGTAATTACAGAGCAACAAGCAGACGATATGCTAGTAGAGGAACTAAATGAGTATGAAAACTATATAAATGATATGGTTAGTTGTCCTTTATCACAAAATCAATTCGACGCGTTGGTTTCATGGGTTTATAATCTTGGACCCGCCAACTTAAAAGCCTCAACACTTTTAAAGGTGTTAAATGCAGGCGACTATGCTGGAGTCCCAGCACAAATTATGAGATGGAATAAGGCAGGAGGTAAAGTTCTTGAAGGACTTACTCGCCGTAGACAAGCGGAGGCTGACTTATTTGAAAATTAAATTTGAAGGTAAAGAATACGCAATAGGACAAGAAATGTGGGACGCTATGAACGCGCAAGCAGCAGAAAGAGGAATGACTATTGATGAGTATATAAGTGAAGCCTTCACATTACTAAAGGAGAAAGATGCCAAACACAAACCAGAACAATGAGCATGAAGAATATTCTACCTATGTTAAAGGTAATAGAATAGCTCATGTAATAAAACATAGAAAGAGCGGAAGTTGGGGTGTTCATTTAATACAAGATAATAAGCTACCCGGGCTAATTGAATACTACCCTACTAAAAGCGAAGGGTGGGCAGAAAACTGTGCCGAGAATTTTGTAGAAGGAATAAAGAATTGGACAGTAGACTACCGATAGAAAATGAAGTAGTAATTCTACGAAGCAATTTAAAAATGCTTCAAGGACAACTACAAGACGCATACAAACGGGTGCACGAATTAACGGAACAAATAAATGACTTGGATAAACGACAAGAAATGGCAAAAAGAGTCAGATGAGTGGATAAAAATGACAGACAAAAACAGGGAAATGAAAGAAAAAAGGAACAAAAATAAACAGATTCAGGGATATAAAGTTGAAATTATATTTACACAACCTTTAAATGCCCCAGACCCCTTTGATTGGATTTCAGAGGCAATGGACGAAGGAAATTTTAAGTATAAAACTGAAGCAGTTCACGCAACATCAGTAGAGCCTATTGATATTGAAAGTGATGAATATAAGTGGTTGCGTGATGCAAGCACAAGCTAGGTAAAACTAGAGAGAGAACTAAAATGGCAGATGAAAGATTTTCTGGAGATATGAGCCGTAATGAAGTTGAGATAGACCTTAACAAGTTCATGGCAATGGTTTCCGAAATAGGAGAACTTAAGCAGACCATAATGGAAATGGAAAATGAGAAAGAGCCTGATAATCCTTATCAAAAATGGATTTGGCTTTCAAATATGATAGACGCATGGAGAATATTCCCAAGAGCGTTTTTAAGTATTTATATTTTCTTACTTTACTATTCAACAATGTGGTTTATGGGACTTGAAGACCCAACATTAGAACAGTCAGGTTTGATTTCGGTTATAGTTGGAGCAGGCGCAGCTTGGTTTGGACTATATGCTGGAACAGCTAAAGATAAAATAAACAGTAAGTAAGTGAAAATGGACGACATAGAGAAAGTTCACCCAATGAGGCAAATAGTAGCAGTATCTATAATTCAGGTATTAATATTAGCTTTCATGGGTGTTTCTATGTCGCTCATTAATTACTTTTTCTCATGAGTAAAGGCAGTACTAGACGCCCAGGCAATCAAAATGATTATGCTAAAGCATGGGATAAAATATTTGGAAAGAAGATGAAAGTAGAAATTTATAGTAAAGACCATTGTCCATTCTGCGACAAGGCAATAGCGTTAGCAAAGATGAAGGACATGGACTTAACAGTTAAAAAGTTAAGTGTAGATTTTAATCTTCACGACTTACTTGAAGTAGCTCCCAACGCTAGAACATTCCCACAAATTTTTATAGATGGGGAGAATATTGGTGGATATACCGAGTTCTCTAAAATGTATGGTTAAAATATTTGATAATGTATTAACAGAAGACGCTAGAGAAGGATTATATATGTTCTCGGTGGAAGCTGATTATCAAATAGGTTGGGGCGACTTATCTACTTTTGAAACAAGGCAATACCCTTGTCTACACCACACATTAACTAAAAGTGAGTGGTCTAGTAGTAAGTTTATAGAGAGCATAATAAACCCGAAGTTAATGACTGAATTAGAAGGATTAGTCTTTGATTCAGCAACTATTAACCTTAGCTTCCCTTCTTCAATTCAATTTCCCCATACACATGGAGATATTAAAGTATTAGTTTACTATATAAATCCTGATTGGAGAAATGAATTTTATGGAGAAACTATCTTTTATAACGATAGTATGAGTGAAGCTGAACAAAGTGTTTTATATAAACCAAATAGAGCAATTCTTTTCGATGGAAGTGTCCCCCACTCCATTAGACCTGCCTCACACATAGCACCACAATACAGATTCACTCTCGGAATCTTTTTCAAACAACCCAACTTTATAGAAGAAGCAAAAAATAATACTTGACACAGCACTCAAAATTTAGTATAATATCATTATGAATATTTTTATACTTGACGAAAACATAGAGCAGTGTGCGAAAGCTCATGTGGACAAGCATTGTGTAAAAATGATATTAGAGTCTGCGCAAATGCTTTGCACGACACATTGGATTAACAAGTATCTAGGACATATACCGAGAAAATTAACAACAGATGAATGGAATGAAGTCAAAAAACAAAAACAAAACGAGCCTAGGGATTACCCTTACCTTCCTGTTATGCACAATCACCCTTGTAGTATATGGGTACGCGAAAGTCTCGACAACTATGAGTGGCTCTACAATTTGGCATACGAACTCAATGAAGAATACGGACATAGATATGGAAAATCACATAAATCAATGCGTGAGGTTATCGCTAACTTACCCGACATCGCCATACCACAACTTGGACTTACACCATTTGTACAGGCTATGCCAGAGGAGTTACAAGGCGAAGACGCAGTCGAAGCTTACCGAAGATACTACCGAGTAGAAAAATCACGGTTAGCATTTTGGACTAAAAGAAAACAACCAGATTGGTGGGAGATAAATTGAGATTATTAGTAGAAACATTTAAAGACGGAAAAGTCAGAGTATTTAGGGACAGGTCATTAGTTGGCATACCTAGATGGATAGTAGAAGATAAAATAAATAACAGCACAACAATATATAATAAGTTGTGGTATAAGTGGACAGACATAAGGAAAATATACGAATGACAGAAGAAAAATTTAACGACTACGCAAGATTCGTAGCAACAACAACATCAGAAATGAGCAAGAACACATTAGGACTTTCTAGCAGAATATTAAGACTAGAAGGCACTACATCGCACACCACCGATAATAGTGGTGAAACTATAAGAACAGCCGACATACACATGGCAACACTACTAACTTCAGTAATAGGAATGTTAGCAGAAAGTGGAGAATTTGCAGAAGTAGTAAAGAAAAAACTATTTCAAGCAGATACAAATTTCACTGATGATGAAATATTCCATATGAAAAGAGAGTTGGGAGATGTTTTATGGTATTGGGTACAAGGCTGCACAGCATTAGGTTTTACACCTGATGAAGTGATGGACGAAAACATCAGAAAACTAGAGCAAAGATATCCTAACGGATTTGAAGTAGTTCGCTCAGAAGTGAGAGCTGATGGCGATATTTAACAAGAAAAAACCTATTGAGTATAAATTTGACGAAGATAGGATACTCACAGTAGCACAATTATATATTGATAAAACATATAATGAACACTATGCAGGTAAAACACAAGCAACTGAGTTTATTTCAGATTCAGGGCATGGAGAGGGTTTTTGTGTCGGTAATATCATAAAATACGCAAGTAGATTTGGTAAGAAATCGGGCAAAAACAAGTTAGATATTTTAAAGATAATACATTATGCAGTAATATTATATAGTATAGATGAAACAGACTAGAAAAAGAGATTATGAAAAACTAGACGAGGCTAATATCAGTAGAGTAATTACTCTATTAGAAGATGAAAAACCTATAACTAAAAAAGTTGCCTGCGAAATGTTAAATATTAGTTATAATACTACTAGATTAGGAAATATTATAGCTGAACATAAAGATATAGTAGAGTATAGAGCCACTCGTAAGGCTCAGAATAGAGGTAAAAGAGCAACAGACCTTGAAAAGAAAGACGCTATTGAGAGATACCTAGATGGACAGGCAATCTCAGAAATAGCACAAGGTATGTATAGGTCTACTACTTTTATTCGTAATTTAATTGATAACATTGGTGTGCCGCAGAAAGTAGCAAAATCAGAGTTGTCAGTATATAGGAACAAAACACCTATGCTGCCAGAACAATGTGTAGCAGATAGTTTTGAAATTAATGAAAGGGTATGGAGTGCCCGCTATAACTCCATAGCTATAATTAAGAATGAATTAACTCTTGCTTATCAACAAGAAAGAGCAGGATATAGTAATCCCATAGATTACGAAGAAAAATATGGAGCCAAGTACTATAATATGTTTGTTATTACTATGACAGACTTTGATACAAAGTATTTTGGCTGGCAAGAAATTGGCGGATTTTGGTCTGGAGCACTCGCTTACGATTTAGGTAGTTTAAGACATTTAAAAGAATACGGAATAGACATCTATAAATAAGGAGAAACGCGATGGACGTACTAACAGGTATTGGTGCGTTTTGGTTGTCGACTTGGGTTATGATACTTTTTAGAACAGTAAGTATTGTAGACAAATTAGTTGACACTTATGAAATCACTTTAATACAAAAATATAGAGCATTTCATTATATTATATATGCTTTTTCTACATTACTGATAGCCCCTTTACTGTGGCAAATAGTAGTGTCAGATTATAGTAGGAAAAAGTTTATAATATCTTATGTAGATGCCTTAAGGAAAAGAAAATGAATTATTTATTAATAGCACTTTGTGATAAACTAGAAGCTGAGATAGCTGTGGCTGAAGCAAATATACAGGTATATATGAGCAACCCTGCGGGGATTGGCGAACACCCTGATATAGTTCAAGCTATAGAAACTCAGGTCGAGGCTATTGCTAATGCAGAAGACAAACTTCATGCAATTCATGAGCATTTTGGTCATGGAAAAGAAAAATAGTTCTTGACTCGGCACTTATAATATTGTATAATAGATATTATGAGTGATAGATTTTATCAACAAATGAGAGATGCGACAGGTTGGGCACCAGGCCTACCTGAGCACTACAAAAAAACTAGGAGAAGACGAATGGCATGGACAGATGAATCCAAAGCACAAGCCGTTGAAATGTATACAGACGCTGAGGCAACCCCAGAAACAAGTATGGAGATTGTCAAGGATATAGCTGAAGAATTAGGAGAAAGTCCTAATGGAGTCAGAATGATTCTTACCAAAGCTGGTGTGTATGTTAAGAAATCCCCTGCTACAAGTTCTAGCAAATCATCAACAGGTGGTGGAACTAGAGTTAGTAAAGCTGATGCAGCCGCTGCTTTAAGCGCAGCTATCAGTGACGCAGGTCAAGAAATTGATGATGACATTATCAGTAAATTAACTGGTAAGGCTTCAGTATATTTCACAGGGATTATCAACGCAATCAACGACTAATTAATACAACCAATTACTAACGAGAAAGAGTTTTCTTAATAGTAATTGGAGTATTAAATGAAAAAAGATGAGTTCATACGAACTGTAAAAGATTGTGGCGACGCAATCATCACATACAGAAGTACCAACTCTCGAAAACTAAAGTACAATGTTTGTACGCTAGATTTCGATAACAAATATATCCAAAGCAAGAAAAACAGGGCTAAAGAAAGTAATGATACAGTCCTGCTATTTTGCTGGGATACGGACTCTTATCGCCTATTGATGCCCAAGAATGTAACGAGCATTGTTCCCCTCAGTGCAATTCTGAGGAATAAAAGATGAAGTTACATGAGGCGCCTGAGATTTATGAGAAAATCATCTCAGAAGCTGAAGATGGCACAGAACAGATAAGACTCACAATAAATACCTTTAGAGATATAGAATACCTACATCTCAGAAAGTACTATTTAGATTTTGATGGAGATTTCAAACCCTCCAAAGACGGTGTTGCAATGAAATTAGACTTTAACAACTCAAAAGGTCTATTTGAAGGTTTAGTAGAAATACTTTCTCTAGCAGAAAGTAAAAATATCTTAGAAACTCACTTCAAAGATATTTTAGATGAAATTTACCTAAACTGAAAATATTTCTTGACATCGCAAGTTATTTTTGATATAATATAAAAATGGAAAATATAAAAGCAAGTTTAAAGCGAGCAGCAATCGCATACTATAATGGCGACCCTATCATGTCCGATTCAGAATTTGATAGGTTAGCAGAATTATGTAATTATGAAGATGTTGGCGCGTCTAGTAAAGATAATCGCTTCCCACATGCTTTTCAGATGTTTTCATTACAAAAGGTTTTTAGTAATGAAATAAATACTAAAGACCCATTCAATAGTTATAAAGATACTGTAATCGTTAGTCCTAAACTGGACGGCGCTGCAGTATCTTTACTCTATGTAAGAGGTAGACTACACCGAGCCTTGACAAGAGGAGATGGTAAAAAAGGATTAGATATAACCTGTCAGATGAGGACATTAGCTCCTGCAAACTTTGGGTTAGATTATGTCAACTTACCAGAATATTTCCAAGTGACAGGCGAAGTAGTTGCTCCAAAAACAATCAAAAACGCAAGGAACTATGCAGCTGGTGCTCTTAACTTAAAGGACATTGAAGAATTTAAGCAAAGAGAATTACACTTTATTGCATATGGATTAACCCCTTATCAAAAACCCGAATGGTCATGTGACCTACGCGAGTTATCAAAATTGGGATTTGACACAGTTATGGATAGTAATTGGTCTGAGTACCCTGATGATGGCATAGTGTTTAGAATTAACTCTAATAAAGAGTTTGAGAAAAGGGGTTATACTTCGCATCACCCAAGAGGAGCATACGCACTTAAACAGATACAAACAGGAGTAATCACCACTCTCCTTGATGTAGTATGGAATGTAGGTAAATCAGGAGTAGTTGCTCCAGTAGCAATGTTAGAACCTGTTGATATTGATGGTGCGACAGTAAGTAAGGCAACTTTACACAATGCTAAATACATAGAAGATATGTGCTTAGAGCTTGGTTGTAAAGTAGAAGTAATAAGAAGTGGTGAGATTATACCAAGAATAGTTAGGAGAGTAGATTAAATGGCAAATCATGTAAGTAATTATATAACATATGAAGGAAATGACGCTGTAACAAGGCAGTGGAATATGTTATTCGCAGAATATGGAGAATTAGTAGAAAGACCAAGTTATCGTGGAGATGACACTATAGAAATGTGGGAACATGGAGAAATCCAAAAACACCCATTCCTAGAAGGTTATGATGAAGATAATTGGTATCAATGGGGTTGCGACAATATCGGAGCCAAATGGGCTAACTTAGAAGATGCAGACGAAGGACATGCTTATATAGTAAGTGCTTGGTCACCAATAATTCCTTATATGGAATCTCTCTATGAACATCTATTAAAATTTGATGAAGAAGTAATACTTCGATGTCAATATGAAGATGAGTTCAGAAACTTCATAGGAGTCTGGGAAAATGATGAGTTAGAGGAAATAGAAAGTGGCGAACTAGCAGAAATGTTCGAAACTAAATATGGCGTTGATATGGACGCTGATGACTTTGATTGGTCTGATGAACATGAAGAAAGTGGTTGTATGTATGATGAGCTATATGATGGTATAGTATATAACTGGTTCGAAGATGCCCTACAGTAAAGAAGAACTAAAGAATAGTAATAGAATATTCAAATCGGCAACTCCGAAGTTTGATGTATCATGGTATATCAAATGGATTGCTAGTATATTTGTACTATGTGCTATGGCTATAAGAGGTATTGAAGGATTACAATTATATGACTTAATATTCTCTATGATAGGAGTATCAGGCTGGCTAGTAGTAAGTATTCTATGGAAAGATAGAGCATTACTTGTGTTAAATGGAGTAGGCTTAGCATTTCTACTAAGAACTCTAGCAACTACATATTTAGCGTAATGTTATTATATTTAGAAGAACAATTAAAGAACGCATATTTAGTATATTGTGATAGCATACCTGAAGGATATGATGTCATGGACGTAGAAGATTTTAGAGAAACAGTTGAAAATGACGAAGAACTCTTTGAAATGCTATTAGCAGAACACGCTAAAAGAAAGGCAGAATTCCAAGTACACTAATGAGCATAGGTAAGTATAATCAGACTTACTTCGACAATCACCCCGAAGAATGCGATAGGGACGGAGTTCTCTATGGGGTAGTTCTGGTCAATAAGAAAACATTTGAAAGAGAATGTATTAAGGTCGGAATTGCATCGGGCAAAGATTGGAGGCATATAATAAAGCGTAGTAGAGGGTTTAAGGGATATGATATTCGTATTCAAAAGACCTGGCACGCTCCATTATATATTGTATGGGCAACCGAACAAGACCTCCATGAAAAGTACCAACATGACAAACATGTTCCTATGTTCAAGTTTGGAGGTCATACTGAGTGTTTTAAAATTAATTCGCTCATTCTACAGGACTTCCCGAAAAATAGTTCTTGACATGGCAACTGATTTTTGTTATAATATATAAATAATAAAGAAATGAGAGAAGAAATGAGAGAAATTATCCCGCCAACTAATTGCCCTTCATGTAATGAAGCATTAGTTTGGGAGAAAGACCAACTTTTCTGTCATAACACTAAATGTAGTGGAAAGACAAGTAAAAAGATTGAGCACTTTGCTTCTACTCTCAAAATTAAAGGTCTCGGACCTAAAACAGTAGAAAAACTTCAATTAATCGATTATTTTGATTTATATGAAATGCCTCTTGAAACTATGATAGACGCACTACAATCCGAGAAGCTAGCCGTAAAGCTTTACCGAGAAATTAAAGCCAGTAAAAGTGTTGACCTAGTCGACTTAATACCAGCTTTCTCAATAAAGTTAATTGGTCGTTCCGCCTCAGCAAAGGTCTGTTCAGTAATTAAAAATATAAATGAACTTAATGAAGACAAATGCGAACAGGCAGGACTTGGCCCATCAGCTACGGACAATTTATTAGACTGGTATTACGAAGAATATACAAACGGACTAGATAGACTACCTTTTAGTTGGAAAACTACAGTACAACCAAAAGCACAAGTAGAACTCAAAGGAACTGTATGTATATCGGGTAAACTAAAAAGCTATAAAACAAAGGCGGCCGCAACCGAAGTATTAGAAAAAATGGGCTACCTTGTAAAAAGCAGTTTGACCAAAGATGTAGATATCCTAGTCAACGAAAGCGGAATAGAATCCGCAAAAACACAAGCAGCCCGAGATAGGGGTGTTGAAATAATAACAAACTTAAAAGAAATAATAAAAGGAAACTAAAATGGCATTACCAAAATGGACAGACGAAAGAACACAACAACTAGTGGACTTCGTCGGTGATAATTCCCCAATTTCTCAAGCTATGGTAGCTGACGCAGCTGAAGACTTAGAAACTTCAACTCGTTCAGTTTCTTCAAAGCTTAGAAAAATGGGTTATGATGTAGAACTTGCATCTTCAGTATCAAACAGAACTTTTTCTGAAGACCAAGAAGCTACATTACAAGCATTCGTTACTGACAACAGTGGTCAGTACACATACGCAGACATTGCATCTTCATTCGAAGGTGGAAACTTTTCTGCAAAATCAATACAGGGAAAAATTCTTTCTATGGAATTAACTTCTCATGTAAAACCAGCTGAGAAACCTGAATCGGTTAGAACTTACTCTCCCGAAGAAGAAAACACATTCACTACTATGGTGAACGATGGTGCATTTGTTGAAGAAATCGCAGACGCACTTGGAAAATCTGTTAATTCTATCAGAGGAAAGGCTCTTAGCTTACTTAGAAGTGGCGATATTAACGCTATACCTAAGCAAAAAGAAACTAAAGGTTCAAGCAAAGCTGATCCTTTAGCGGAAGTTAGTGATATCGAAAACATGAACGTTGAAGATATTGCTGATGAAATTGGCAAAACTGTAAGAGGTGTTAAAACAATGTTGACCAGAAGAGGTCTAACTTGTGCTGATTACGATGGCGCTGCTAGAAAAGAGAAAGCATCTAGCTAAATCTTTTTTAATAAAAACGAACAGGGGAATTATCCCCTGTTCACTTATATCTGGGAGGGTAGACATTGAACTTAACTTCAGCTTTACTGAAGCAAATAATAACGCAGGAAGATTTCGAGTCTTGGGGCAACCTAAGGGAGAACTATTTATCTGCTGAATATCAATCGCTTTATAAAGTAATTGATAAACATATTAAAGATTTCAATGCTCTACCTACCTTTGAAGACCTTAAACTATCCATTCGTGATAGAAAACTCCAAGAAAAAGTATATGCAGTAGAAGCCGTAGAGGTTGATGTTGATGCGTATGTACTATTAGAGTACTTAAAAAATGAATATACGCAAGTAGAAATTCTAGATGAGTTAGATACTTTCATAGACAAGACTGTAGCTATATCTAATGCTGAAGAAAATGTAGAAGCATTACAAAATATCGTATTAGATATAGGTGACCGTGTTGATTTAAAACCACCCGAAGAAAGTATGCAAACTATACCATTATTTGATTCTGAAAAAGACTTGAAGAAATTCTTACCACTAGGATTAAATGATGACTATGACCAAGGCATGAAGTTCTCGCCGAGAGACTTGGTATTAGTAGGTGGTCGTAGAGGTGCTGGTAAATCTTTAACTTGTGTAAATATTGCAAATAATGTTTATAATCAGGGAAGAAGTAGTATCTATTTTACGATAGAAATGGACAGTCGTTCCATTTTACAAAGAATGTGTGCACTTGGTGCACGAATACCTATATCCCGTTTAGCTACGCGTAACTTAACAACTGTTGAGTGGAATCGTGTGGGTGAATGGTGGGCAGGAAGATTTGAAGGTGGTCAAGAATTATTACCAGAGTTTTACGACAGTAAAGATTTTGACGCTTTCCACAAAAAATTACAAACACTACCTTTACATAAAGAAAGACAACTAGATGTAGTGTATGACCCAGTGCTTAGTCTAGCTAAAATAAGACAAGAGCTAGAGAGTAGAGTTTCGCAAAGAGAATATGGTGTTATTATAGTAGATTATCTAAACCAAGTTAAAAGAAGTAATGCACCTAGTCGTTCAGGACAATATGATTGGACAGAACAAATAGAAGTAAGTAAAACTCTAAAAAGTATGGCACAGGAATATGAAATTCCTGTATTCTCTCCGTACCAGACAGACAACACAGGAGAGGCAAGATTTGCAAAGGGTATTTTAGATGCTGCAGATGCGGCATATACTATTGAAACATGGTCACCAGAAGACGAGTGTATCACATTCAATTGTACTAAAATGCGTAGTGCAAAAATGGAAGGATTTACAAGCGTCATGGATTGGGAAACATTAAAGATAGGCCCCCAATCCACAATGAATCCAAAGGATAGAGATGCGTTAAAAGATAGCTTATCTACAGGAGAAGATATACATGACTCAGTTTGATGAAAGAGTACAAAAGCAACGAGATAGGCTCGCTGCTGAAGCTTGGGGTAACCAAGTAAAAGATTTACACGCTTTCGATTCTAATACAGTAAATGTTCCATATACTGATAGAAAAGACGGAAGTGTTATAGATATAAGATTTAATAACGGAACAATTAAAAGAACAATATCAGCAACAGATGAAGTTATTTGGTTTGGAAAGAAAGAAAAACCAAACTCTTTACTTCATAGTTTCTTTAGAGCAATGGCGGATTGGCGTGGCTAGTGATAGGATAGGCAAAACAGCCGCAGAATTAGTAGCAGTACCTCCTTTTGAAGTAAGGAAGGTAACTACAGACTTTATGTTAGAACAACCTCAAGTTGCAGAAAACATAATGAAAGTACCATTGAATGAAAAACTAATGAATAGTATCAGAGAAAATGGGATTGTCAATCCACATCTTTCTATGAAACAATGGTATCCACTAGCTGGTAGTCAAAGAATACGAGCAGTGGCAGAAATAAAGAAAGATTTTCCAGACTTTAACTTGGATATAACAGTCCATAGATTTTTAGAGGATTATCATAATTGTTTTTATCTTTGGCCTGATGAAGAATTTAGAAGTCAAGCTATTGCTATTTGGTTTCAAATGCAAGAAGTAGTTTTTAAATCTCTTTATTATAAACATGAAAAAGATGAAGATGGAACTAAAATGACCGAATATGAAGATATCGGTGAAAAACTAAAATGGGAAAGAAATGAGAGTAGATGAATTACTACAAGAAAAGAGAATTGATTTCAAAGTCTCAGGACAAGACTTTGTAGTAAAGTGTCTCAACCCTGACCATGAGGATAGCAATCCAAGTATGCGTATTGATAGTATCACAGGTATATTTAACTGTTTTTCTTGTGGCTTTAAAGGTAATTTATTTAAACATTTTGGTGCAGCAGCAAACTTCTTAGAGATAAAAAGACAAAAGTTGAAAACCTCTATAGAAGAAAAACGCTCTGCAAGCGTAGGTTTTGAGTTCCCCAAAGGCTTTCAGCCTTATAAAGGCAACTGGAGGGGAATACAACCAGAAACATATAAGCATTTTGATGCTTTTATGCACCACGACTCGCAATTTAACGGACGAATAGTCTTTCCGATTCGTGACATAACAGGGAAGGTGGTAGCTTTTAACGGTCGTCACATGACAATGACCGAGATACCTAAGTATCTAATATACCCTCCACAAGCTAAGCTACCACTGTACCCTTCTAATGCCAAACCAATTAAAGGCAAAGTAATATTAGTAGAGGGTATATTTGACATGATAAATTTATGGGACAAAGGATTACAAAATGTAATATGTTGTTTCGGAACAAAAAATATAGACATAGAAAAGCTATCAATACTAAAAATGCAAAATATTGCAGGAGTGGATATAATGTTTGATGGCGATACTGCAGGACAAGAAGCCGCAGAAGATTTAAAGATAATGGCAGAGAAAGTCGGACTAATACCTAGAAACATAAATCTAGGCTCTAATATAGACCCAGGCGGACTTGCACAAGCAAAGGTTAGTAGTTTAAGAGATAGGTTATATGGTTAACCAAAAATATTACTTGACACAGCGTTCAAAATTTGATATAATATATAAAATGAAAAAAGAAAGAAAAGGAAAACAATGAAAAAATGGTATCACATATTATGGGGAAGTAAAGAGGAGGACGAGCTTGTACAAAAGCAAGTAGAGAAGTCGCCTGACCCCGCAGATTTAACAATAGAAAATGCTTACAAAACTAGATGGATTTGGTATCATACCATCTTGGCAGGACTTATGTTCTTTGCCAATATAATTCTGTTTGGCATTTTCATCTTATTAGCAGTAAAATTATGAAAGTAGCAATAATTGAATCAAAGATGTCCAGAACTGATTGGGCAGACCGCTTTGATGGTGCGTTTGAGTTTGACAGGTATGCCCTGTGTTCAGACGCTAGAAAGAAAAAGATTTTAAAAGCAGACGTAGATATAGAGATTAACCTTGATGATTACACTTGGGTAGTACTTGTTGGCTCAGAAGCCTTGAAGTATTACACAAGTGTAAATTCTATCACAGAATATAGTGGTAGATGTGTAGATGACAAGTTTCTTCCTGTAATCAATCCTGCTATGCTTTCGTTTAAACCTGAGGCAAAACCTTTATGGGACGAGAGCAAAAAGAACATACAAGAATTTATTAGTGGAGACTTGGTAGTAGCGCAAGTAACAGAAGAACAAGCTTTGGGTATAGATACTGAAGAAGAAGCAAGAGAGTTCTTGCAGGAAGCATTAGACCACCCAAACAAGTTTATAGCACTCGACTCGGAGACAACAGGACTCTATCCAAGAGATGGATATATGATTGGATTTAGTCTATCTTATAAGAAGGATATGGGAGCTTATATACTAACTGATGTTATCACGCCAGACATTGAAGAAATAATGCAAAAGATATTTGACACAAAGATAGTAGTGTTTCATAATGCTAAGTTTGACTTGGCTTTCTTTGAGTATCATTTCAACTTCAAGTTTCCACGCTTTGAAGATACTATGCTTCTTCACTATTGCTTGGAAGAACAGCCAGGTACACACGGGCTAAAACAACTTGCAATGAAGTACACAGCTTATGGTGATTATGAGAAACCAATGCACGATTGGATTGATGGATATAGAAAGTCACATGGAGTACTTAAAGCAGACTTTCAATGGGATAGTATTCCATTTAGTGTTATGAAAACATATGCTGCAATGGACGCAGTAGTAACTCTATTGGTATTTGAAAAATTATATCCAGCAGTTAAAAAGAATCCTAAGCTATGGTCAGTATATGAAAATATACTTATACCTGGCTGTCGTTTTCTAACAGATTTGCAAGACAATGGAGTGCCTTTTGATAAAGACAGATTAGAAAAGGGTAGAGATTTAATGCAGGCAGATATTGATGCAGCAGTAAACGAACTATACGAATTTGACTCAGTAGAGAAATTCGAACAAACAATGCAAAAACAATTTAATCCAAACAGTACAGTACAGCTAAGACAATTACTGTTTGATTTTGCAGGTTTAAAACCAACAGGCAAAAAGACTGGTACAGGCGCACATTCAACAGATGCGGAAGTACTAAAACAATTAGCAGAAGAACACGAAATACCAAAGCATATTCTTAGCATAAGACAAAAGTCAAAGATTAAGAATACATATTTGGATAAGATATTACCACAACTTGATAGAGATGAGAGGTTGCGTACAGGCTTTAATCTGCACGGCACAACATCAGGTCGTTTATCTTCTAGTGGTAAAATGAATATGCAACAAATACCTAGAGATAATCCTATTGTAAAGGGCTGTATAAAAGCTAAAGAAGGTAATAAGATTGTTGCAATGGACTTAACAACTGCAGAAGTGTATGTTGCTGCTGTACTTGCTGATGATAAAAATCTTATGAATATATTTAGAGAGGGTGGTAACTTCCACTCTAATATTGCAAAATTAGTATTCTCACTCCCATGTGAAGCTGATGAAGTTGCAGAATTATATCCAACACAAAGACAGGCAGCTAAGGCTGTCACCTTCGGCATAATGTATGGTGCTGGGGCCGCTAAAATATCTCAGCAAGTTACAGCAGACTCAGGAAAATACTTTAGTAAACAAGATGCGCAAGAAGTAATTGATGATTACTTTAGACAGTTCCACAAACTAAAAGCATGGATTGATAAGAGTAGTAAATTTATTATGGATAATGGATTTATTTATGGCGCTACAGGAAGAAAGAGAAGACTGCCGAATGTTAAGTCTGATAATCAAGGAATACAAGGTCATGAAGTTAGGTCTGGATTGAATTTCTTAGTTCAATCAGTAGCTTCTGATATTAACTTACTTGGTGGAATAGATATGCAAGAATACATAAAAAGGACTGGAATGAAGTCCAAAATATTCGCTCTAGTACATGACTCAATTCTAGCAGAAGTGCCAGAAGATGAGATAGAACATTATTCAGAAAAATTACAAAGTTTTATTCAGCAAGATAGAGGATTCAGTATACCAGGTGTGCCAGTAGGGTGTGACTTTGATGTACATGATGATTATTCTCTAGGCAAGTTTGAGAAAATGTATGAGGGGCTGTAGCTCAGTTGGGAGAGCGACTGCCTTGCACGCAGTAGGTCGCAGGTTCGACTCCTGTCAGCTCCACCATGATTTACGATAAATTAAAATTTCCGATATTTACAATCCATACTGATGATGTGATAGAATCAGATGGATTGCTTTGGATTGAAAACAAAGTATTAGACGATACTAATATGAAAGGCGAGACTTTAGGAATTAGAAGATTGCAGTCCCCAATGAAAAGTATATATCCTTTAAAGTATATGATAAAAGATATATCTTCTTTGCTTAGACATAAAGGAGAACATTATATTGACAGTACAGGATATGTATTTACAAAAGAAAAAACAATAACAACACAACTAAAATATCATAAGATATTAAGAACAGATAGAAAAGGAATTGCTAGTATACTATGGATAAAGGATTGTCCTTTTCCATTTACTTTAGAAAGACCTTTAAAAGATACAGAAACTTGGGCAGGTATATTATACAGGCAAGGAATGCCTTGGATATTATATTCTACCTCAAATAAAAAAGAAAAAGACTCTTGGAGAAAGATATAGAATGATACATATAATAGATGATATATTTCCAAAACACCTATTGGAGCATTTTGGAACTACTATAAACAGAAGTATGGAACCTTTTGTTAGTGGTTATGCTTCAAAAGAAGGAGAAGGATATTTTGAATGGGAAGAACAACACCCACATAAAGCTATGTGCAGAACTATTTTAGATAGAGCTTCTCACTATGAAAATATACCTAGTGATGTTGATGGTTATGAGTATTGGACTCATATAAACACAAGACCAAATGATACACACCAAGACAAAGACGAAGTAGCATATCTCAAACATGGTATAAGTAGATTTCCTTTATTCTCTACAGTATTTTATTTAGAGATTAAAGACCTGTATGGAGGAGAGCTTGTCTTTGAAGATGGAGTAGAGGTTATACCAAAAGCAAATAGACTAGTAGTATTTAAAAAAGGACTGGAACATAGAGTTCGCAGTTTTAGTGGTCACAGAGTATCAATAGCAGTAAACCCTTGGAGTACAAAATTATATAAATGAAAAGTGTAGCAGACATACCATATTATTTTTGGGATAAAGCATTGCCAGATGAGGCTTGTGATGAAATAATAAATGCAGGATTAGCCCTTGATAATTTTAAACCAGCAGGAGTAAATTCTGATAATACAATTGACTCTGAATTAAGACAGGGAAGTATAGGTTGGTTTCCAAAAGACCATACAGTAGATAAACTATGTCAAAGTTATGTAGGACTTGCTAATGTTGAGACAAAATGGAATTTTATAATATCACAATGTGAAAAGGTACAGTTTTCTATATATGGATTACAGTCAAGATATGGGTGGCATAGAGATACTAATGTCACATTACCAGAAGGAAGTCCTATAAGAAAACTATCAGTTTCGGTTCAATTAAGCCACCCAGAAGATTATGAAGGTGGTGATTTTCAAATAAAAAACTTTTTTGGAACTGAAATAACTGAAAATGCAAATGAATTAAGAAATAGAGGCACTATAATAGTATTTCCATCATTTTTGGAACACCAAGTAGTACCTGTAACAAAAGGCACTAGGTATTCATTAGTGCAATGGTATAGCGGGCCTGATTGGAGATGAGAAGTCCTTATGATTATTACCCAACACCAGAGTGGTGTTATGAAAACTTACCTATAGATTGGAGTCAATTTAAGACTGCAATGGAACCTTGTGAAGGAGATGGTAGAATAACAAAGTTTTTACAAAGTAAAGGAATGGAAGTAACTACCTGTGAAATACAACATGGTAAAGACTTTTTAGAGTATGGGCATGATTTTACAGAAGATCATGGCTTTGACTTAATTTTTACAAACCCACCCTTTAGTATAGCAGAAGAATTTATTGAGCATAGTATGATGCTTTCTACAACAGTAGTAATGTTATTAAGAATAAATTTTTTAGGGAGTCAAAAAAGATATGACTTTTGGAATCAGTTTCCGCCCGATGGATTGTTTATTCTTAGTAAAAGACCTTCATTTACAGGTAAGGGCACAGACGCAACAGACTATGCATGGTTTGTATGGAGTGATATAAAAGAGTTGCAAGGACTCCATTGGATAAAATGAAAGCAGTACTCAGCGACAGAATATATCTAGAAGTTCTTCCACATACACAGAAGAAAATTGATGATGAATTAACTTATTCAATCCCTTCATTTAGATTTAATGACCCGCCTCTTATAATTAAAAATATGGCGTTAATTAAACAAGGACTAGTAGCTATACCTATTGGTAGGCAGGATTTAATACCCAACGACTACGAAATAGTAGATAAACGAACGGAGAAACCAGTAGAGTTTCCTGAATTTGCATTTGAATTAAGAGAAAGCCAACAGTCAGTTTATAACGAAGTAGACGACAGCGCAATAATTAACGCTTGGGTCAGTTGGGGAAAGACATTTACAGCTTTAGCAATAGCAGGCAAGTTAGGTCAAAAGACACTTGTAGTTACACATACCGTCCCTTTGCGGAAACAGTGGGAAAATGAAGTAAAGAAAGTCTTTGGTTTTGAACCCGGAATAATTGGTAGTGGAAATTTCAAAATTTCGCCTCCCATTGTAATAGGGAATATACAATCATTATACAAAAAAATTAAAGAGTTGAGACAAGAATTTGGGACAATCATCTTAGATGAAATGCATCACGTTTCCTCTCCTACATTCTCACGAATTATTGATAAGTCCTGCGCTAGATATAAGATAGGACTTACAGGCACTTTACAGAGAAAAGATGGTAAACATGTTGTCTTTAGAGATTATTTTGGAGACAATGTCTTTAAACCACCAAAGGAAAACTTTATGGTGCCAAAAATTGATATCCTACAACTACCGATAAGGTTTATTGACGGAACATCAATCCCATGGGCTAATCGAATAAATGAATTAGCCTATAACCCAGAATACCAACATTCTGTGGCAATGGCTGCTGCATCATATGCTGCCAAAGGTCATAAAGTGTTAGTGGTATCTGATAGAGTAGATTTCCTAAAAAACTGTGCCAAACTCACTGGTGATAATGCAGTTTATGTAACAGGAGATATACCACACGAAGAAAGACCAGATATACTTCAACAGATTTATGAAGATAAAGACATACTGTATGGGACACAGTCAATATTCTCAGAAGGTATTTCTTTAAACATTCTAAGCTGTTTGATACTGGCCACACCAGTGAACAACGAGCCTCTACTTACTCAGCTAATTGGTAGGGTAATTAGGGATTATGAAGGAAAACAACAACCCGCAATAGTAGATATTAATTTAATCGGAAAAACTGCAAAGAGACAGGCTAGTCAACGACTAGGGTACTATATCAAACAAGGATATGAGATATCAACCCTGTAAGCACCTCCGAAAAATATTACTTGACACGAGTTTCAAAATTTGTTATAATATATGATAAAATATAATTGGGAAAAGATATTTAGAGAAGCGAAAGGCGATAGTGTTTCAATTCTCACTATTATTCATCTCTTAACTTATAAGAGAATCCCAGCCAGCCGAAAGGATAAGACATACAAGTACTTCGGGAAAAGTTTTCTCGGGGATAGCTTTCTGTGTAATCCACGACAACTGCTGGTAGAAAGAAGAAATTATAGTAATAAAGAGGCTGCCGAATATATTGCAGTCGCTTCATACCGTAACTACTTCGAATTTATGCAATCAGGTAAGACAACACTAGAGTTGTTACACTTGCCTGTTGACACAACGATAGTAAATCGCAACAGATTGCTTCAGATTAAAGATGGTCTAGTACACTTTAAGTTTGAAGATAACGCTAATTGGAGAAAATAATGGCAATAAAATTTAATCAAGCGCAAGGTAGCGCAAAAAAAGAAAAGATAGACCAGTATACTTACAAAGAAGGAGATAACAAGTTCCGTCTAGTAGGAGATATACTGCCTAGATATGTTTACTGGATTAAAGGCGAAAACAATAAAAATATTCCTATGGAATGTTTAGCTTTCGATAGAGATACAGAAACTTTCAATAATAAGGACAAGGATTACGTAAGAGAGTTCTTTCCTGATTTAAAATGTGGTTGGGCATACGCTATTCAGTGTATAGACCCTTCTGATGGCAATGTAAAAGTTGTTAATCTTAAGAAAAAACTCATGGAACAGATAATGGTAGCCGCTGAAGATTTAGGCGACCCGACTGACCCTGAAACAGGGTGGGACGTTCACTTCCAGAGAGTTAAAACTGGGCCTATGGCTTTCAATGTAGAGTACAGATTACAAGCTCTTAAATGTAAGAATAGACCTTTAACCGAAGAAGAACAAGCATCAGTAGCAGACCTAAGGTCTATGGACGATGTTCTTCCTAGACCAACAGCAGATGCTCAGTTAGAGCTACTGCAAAGAGTAACTCAACCATCTGATGGAGCAGAAGCACCTTCCGATGTCGATAGTGAGTTCAGTATTAGTTAGGAGAGATAATATGATAGGAGTAGGTGACTTATTCCCAAACTTCCACTTAACAGGAGTAGAAAAAGATAATTCTATAATAGATATAGATATCTTAACTCCTAATATGTGGAGTGTAGTATATTTTTATCCTAAAGACTTTACTTTCATTTGCCCGACTGAAATATCCGCTATGGATAAATTAACAAATAATGCAGATGTTATTGGAGTCAGCGGAGATAATGAGTATTGTAAGATTGCATGGAAAACATCAGTAGGCATGATAAGAGATATTAAACATATCTTAGCCGCTGATTGTGGGTTAAAACTCGCTAGTAAACTAGGAATTGTAGACCCAGACGAGGGTGTATGTCTTAGAGCAACTTACATAGTCGATCCCGAAGGAGTAATCCAACATGTATCAGTTAATGCGCTAGATACAGGCAGAAATGCTGATGAGATTCTTAGAACTTTACAAGCACTTAAAGCTGGTGGTCTCACCGCGTGTGCTTGGCAGGAAGGAGATGACTTCGTAGCATGATTTTATTTACAGCAGATTGGCACTTAAAGTTAGGTCAAAAGAATGTACCAATGGCATGGGCGTGTACTCGTTATAAATACTTTTTTGAAACATTACATGAAATAGAAGAAAGCATAGATATGCACATTATTGGAGGGGATTTATTTGATAGAGTTCCTTCAATGGACGAACTCACACTTTATTTTGATTTTATCAAAGAAGTAGAAGTTCCTACTATTATCTATGATGGAAACCATGAAGCTACTAAAAAGTACAAAACTTTCTTTTCTAATTTAAAGAGAGCCACATCTGATGTAAACGACTTAGTCGAAATTGTAGATACAACTACTGAGTATCCTTGGGGTACTATCCTTCCTTATGCAGATTTGCATAGAAAAGGTGGAATAGAATTCTGCAATAAAAACAAACCTCTATTTACTCATGTGAGGGGAGAAATCCCACCTCATGTTACACCAGAGGTAGACCTAGATAGATTTAATGACTTTCCTGTAGTTTTTGCGGGTGACCTACATAGCCACTCCAACACGCAGAGAAATATAATCTATCCAGGAAGTCCTATGACTACTTCTTTTCATAGAGAGTTAGTCAAAACAGGATACCTTATGATTGATGAAGATAATGATTTCAGTTGGGAATGGCATGAATTTGATTTGCCACAGCTTCTTAGAAAGACTGTGGACAATCCAGATGAAATGATACCAACAGAATATCATCACACAATATATGAGATAGAAGGGGACGTAGCTGATTTAGCAAATGTTAAAAACTCTGAACTTCTTGACAAAAAAGTTGTTAAAAGAAGTTCAGAAGCTACACTTAATCTCAAAGATTTATCAATGGAAGAAGAACTGGTAGAGTACTTAAGTGCTATACTGAATTTAAATGATGAAAAAATAAAACAAATAATGGGAGTGTTTAATGATTACTCTAAAAACGCTACGTTGGGATAATTGTTTTAGTTATGGGTCAGATAATGTTCTTGAATTAAATGACACAAACCTTACTCAACTTGTAGGAACAAACGGACAAGGAAAGTCTAGTATTCCTTTAATACTTGAAGAAGTATTATTTAATAAAAATAGTAAGGGAATTAAAAAGCAAGAAATACAAAACAGATTCATTAACAAAGGATATTCAATTAATCTCACATTCTCAGTAGACGAGAATGAGTACGAAATTGATGTAAGTAGAAAAGCTAGTATAAAGTGTAAACTCTATGAAAATGGAGAGGATATTTCTAGTCATACTGCAACCAACACATATAAGACAGTCCAAGAACTACTTGGTCTTGATTTTAAGACTTTCACACAACTTGTATATCAAAATACGAACACATCATTACAGTTTCTAACTGCGACAGATACAAACAGAAAAAAGTTTCTAATTGATTTGTTAAAGCTAGAAGAATATGTTGAGTTCTTTGAAATATTCAAGGACGCAGCAAGAGAGATTTCTTTTGAAGTGAACAGTCTAAACAGTAAATCTGACACAATTGTGAAATGGTTAAATGAAAATAAATTGGAGAGTATAGAACTACTCCCGATAAAAAACTTACCAAAATATTCACAAAAAGACGAAGATGATTTACAGCAGTTACGAAGCGATTTTGAAAAAATCTCCGAAAATAATAAAAAAATTATAGACAATAATTCAAACCGTGAGCAGTTGCAACAGGTTGAAAAAAGTAAATTTCTTTCTTATAAAGGCGATAAGATTCGTGTTGACGCTATGTCGCAGAAACTTGGAAAGTATTCTTCCCAATTGTCTGAATCCATAGCACACTTAGATAAATTATCGGAACTCGAAGGGCTATGCCCAACTTGTGAGCAACAAATAGATTCCGAAAATCGCGAACGACTTATAAAAGGTTATGAAAGACTACAACAGTCGGCGCAGAAAGAAATAGCAAATGTCCGCGTGGAGATTGAAGACGCTCAAGAGCACAATGCGAATATAGTGCGTAGGGAAGTGCAACAACGCGAGTTTGAAGAACTTATGAAAATTGTGGACAACAGTCTACCTTCTCAAATTTTAGACGGTGACTTACTTTCTTCCCAAATTGACGAACTTACTTCCAAGATTGCGAATATTCGTTCTGAAATAGAAAATGTGAGTGCAGAAAATCAAATGGCGGAACGCCATAATACTCGTATCTCTATTATACAGGAACAAACAAGTGATATGGAATCGCAACTGGAAGAGATTGTCGCAGCTTTGGGTAAGGTTGAAGAAAAGTCTGCACACTTAGAAATACTGAAAAAAGCATTTAGTACAAACGGACTACTTGCATATAAAATCGAAAATCTAGTAAAAGATTTAGAACAATTAACAAATGAATACCTATCTGAACTATCAGATGGAAGATTTAGTTTAGAGTTTGTTGTAACGAACGACAAGTTAAATGTAGAGATTACAGATAATGCGAAAGTAGTAGATATTCTAGCATTATCCTCAGGAGAACTCGCAAGAGTTAATACAGCAACGCTACTAGCGATACGAAAATTAATGAGTAGTATTTCTAGTTCAAGGATTAATACCTTGTTTCTTGATGAAATAATCAGTGTGCTTGATGATGAAGGAAAGGAAAAGTTAGTAGAAATATTACTAGAAGAAGAATTAAATACTTATCTAGTGTCTCATGGCTGGACTCACCCATTACTTGCAAAAATTGAAGTTATTAAGGAAGAAAATATTAGTCATTTAGAATGATATGGCAAAAAAAGAAGGAGATACCTTTTGGTATCACGAGTGTCCTCATACGGACAAAAAGGTGTATCTGCCTGTAGATATGAAATGTCCCGACTGTGTGTTGGCAGACATGAATCCTACTGAAAGGGCTTCGGTACAAATGAAACGATATTTAAACGAAATAGAAGGAACTGATTAGTGGTCAATTCAAGACAAAAAGGGAGTAAAGCAGAACTTCAAGTCGCTGCTATGCTCAAAACATATACAGGACTTGAATTTACAGGAACGCCCGGAAGTGGTAGTGGTAAAATTAAGGGAGATTTGTATGTAATAGATAAACATAATATCTTTCTTATAGAAGTAAAACACTATAGGGATATGGCGTTCAATCAAAAGATTTTTACACAAAAGAATAATAATTTTGTAAAATGGTGGACAAAGGCAATTTCACAGGCAAAAGATATGAAACAAGAGCCTCTACTGATTATGAAACAGAATTACTCGCAATGGTATATTGCGACTACAAGAAAGCCTGTGAACACAAAACGATATATGTACATAAACTGGCTCGGTGCGTATATTGTATTAGCAGATAAGTGGCTGGAATACGAAAAAGTGGAATTTACAAATGGCGATAAACTTCTCAAGCCTTGGGAACCAGATCCAGAATGGGAACTTACTGATAGTTGATGGTCTTAATGTTGCATTTAGATGGAAACATTCAAGACAATTAGAATTTAAACACGACTATGTAAGAACTGTTGAGAGTCTGGCAAAATCCTACAACTGTGGGAACATTATAGTACTAGCTGATGGTGGCAGTACTTATAGAAAAAATATCTATCCTGAATACAAGGCGAATAGAAAGGAAAGATATTCAGAACAAACAGAACAAGAAAAAGCTGAGTTTGCTCAATTCATGGGCGAATTTAGTAATGCCTTTACAAATTTGAAAAAGAAAGGGCATTTAACAATAAAACAAAGCGGCTTAGAAGCTGATGATTTGGCTGCTTGGATAGTTGGTAAAAAAGAAGATTTTGGTATAGATGAAATTTGGTTGATATCGTCAGATAAAGACTGGGATTTACTTATATCAGATAAAGTATCTCGTTTTAGTACAGTAACTAGAAAAGAGATTACAATGAATAATTGGGACGACCATTATGATGTTGAGCCAGATAAATATCTAACGCTCAAATGTCTAGCAGGCGATACAGGAGATAATGTTCCTGGAATTGCTGGTATCGGTCCAAAGAGAGCTGTATCATTAATTGAACAGTATGGAGATTTGTTTGATATATACAATGCCTGTCCAATAGATAGTCATTATAAATTCATACAAAGTCTTAATGAACACGCAGACAGACTGTTGCTCAACGCGGAACTCATGGATTTAGAGAGTTATTCCGAGCAGGCACTCATAGAAGCAGACATGAATTTAGAGGATTTATCCTCACAAATATTGGAGTATTTGAATGAAGTTAGAGATTGATTATAGCAAAGATAATTTGCTAACAGAATTTAGTAAGAAAACTCTAAAAGATAGATATTTAGTAGGTGATGAACAATCACCGCAGGAAGCATTTGCACGGGCAGCTTCAGCATTTGCTGATGACCAAGACCATGCACAAAGAATTTATGATTACGCAAGTAATTTATGGTTTATGTTTGCTACTCCTGTACTATCAAATGGAGGCACTCAGCGTGGCCTACCAATTAGTTGTTTTCTTAATTATGTAGATGACAGTAGAGAGGGTATTACTGGTCATTATACAGAGAATGCTTATCTATCATCAATGGGTGGTGGAATAGGCGGTAGCTGGAGTGATGTTCGTTCACAAGGAACAAAAACATCAAAAGGCTCAGAAAGTACAGGGGTTATTCCCTTTATGAAAGTAGTAGATGCGGAAATGCTTGCATTCTCGCAAGGTGTAACTCGTAGGGGTAGTTATGCATCTTATTTACATATGTCACACCCCGAAATAGAGGAATTTTTAGATGTTAGAAAACCAACTGGCGGAGATACTAATCGTAAGTGTATTAATTTACATCATGGTGTTGTTATCCCAGATAAGTTCATGGAAGTTATCCACAAGGCGACGAAAGAGCCAAACTTCAATGATGACTGGGAACTTATTGACCCGCATAGTAAAGAAGTTAAAAAGGTAGTAAGTGCAAGAACACTTTGGGTAAAACTATTACAAAACAGAATGGAAACAGGAGAGCCTTATCTCATGTTTGAAGATGCTGTAGATGCAGATTTACCTGATTTTCAGAAAAAGAAAGGTTTAAAAGTAAATCATAGTAATCTTTGTTCTGAAATTACACTTGCAACAAATGAAGAAAGGACAGCAGTATGTTGTTTATCTAGTGTAAATCTGGAGTATTTTGATGAATGGTCAAAAGTCCCAGCATTTATACCCGATTTAATAAGATTCTTAGATAATGTATTAACATATTTTATAGAAAATGCTCCAAATGAACTAGAAAGAGCTAGATATAGCGCTTCTAGGGAAAGGAGTATAGGTTTGGGAGCTATGGGATTTCATGCTTATTTGCAAAAGAATAACATGGCTTTTGAAGGAATGTGGGCAAGTGCTAAAAATCATTTGATGTTTAAGCATATAAAAGACTACGCTCAAACAGAAACACAAAGACTTGCAGCAGAAAGAGGAGCCTGCCCAGATGATGATTCTTGTACAGTAAGAAATGCACATCTATTGGCAATAGCTCCAAATGCAAGTAGTTCTATTATATGTGGTAATACATCTCCAAGTATAGAGCCTTTTAGAGCAAATGCTTATAATCAAAAGACTAAGTCTGGTTCGTATTTGCAGAAGAATAAATTTCTTGAAAAAGTATTAGAAGAATATGGACAAAATACAGATAATATATGGTCTAGTATTATTTCTAATAAAGGTAGTGTTCAGCATTTAGAATTCTTATCTGCAGATGAAAAAGAAATATTTAAAACAGCTGTAGAAATAAATCAGGCATGGGTAGTAGAACACGCTAGTGAGAGGCAGGAGTATATTTGTCAATCACAGAGTGTTAATCTTTTCTTCCCACCTGATGTAAATAAAGGCGACCTACACAATGTGCATATGCTAGCGTGGGCTAAAAATATGAAAACACTTTATTATTTACGAAGTGAGGCTATTAGTCGTGCTGATAATGTATCTAATGAAGTAAAAAGAGAGATAATCTTTGAACAATCAGATTGTCTAAGTTGTGAGGGTTAAATGAATTTATTAGAAGAAAGAGATTATTACAAACCTTTTAACTATCCGTGGGCATTTGAGTTTTATAAAAAACAACAACAAATGCATTGGCTTCCTGATGAAGTTCCACTTCAAGATGATATAAAGGATTATAAAGAAAAACTTACACCTGAAAATAGAGCATTGGTAGATAATATCTTCCGATTCTTTACACAAGCAGATGTAGATGTATGTTGCGGATATGCTCAGCATTATCTTCCAACATTCAAACAACCAGAAGTAAGAATGATGCTAGTTAGTTTTGCTGCTATGGAAGCAGTGCACCAAGAAGCATACTCCCTACTTCTAGAGACTCTAGGTAAATCGGACGAAGAGTATCAGATGTTTACCCAGATTCAAGCAATGTCAGATAAACATGACTATCTCACAGATTTTAATATGAGAAATGAGCATGAAATGGCAAAAACAATGGCAGTTTATAGTGGATTTACAGAAGGAGTACAACTATTTAGTAGTTTTGCTATCCTTCTTAATCTGCCTAGACATAATCTTATGAAAGGCATGGGACAAATAGTAACATGGTCTATTAGGGACGAGTCCCTTCATGTAGAGGGAATGTCAAAACTGTTTAGAACGTTTATACAAGAAAGACCACATTTGTGGACTGACAAGTTAAAATATGAAGTATACTGTGCTGCAGAACGAGTAGTAGAACTAGAAGATAGTTTTATTGATGTTTGTTTTGATGGTGCAGATATTCCTGATTTGACTGGAAAAGAAGTGAAAGAATATATAAGATATATCGCAGACCGTAGACTATTAGGTCTAGGTATGAAAGCTATATTCCATAGTACTGATAATCCATTACCATGGCTGGATCAACAGTTAAATGCTGTGGAACACGCGAACTTCTTTGAAAACCGTGCTACTGAATATGCCAAGAGTAGTACACAAGGTAATTGGCAAGATATATTTAAATAGGAGAAAAAAATGGCAACAGAAGTAACCAATAACGAGCCTGTATTAATGTTTAACGACAAAAAATACATAATCTCGGAACTGCATGACGATGCAAAGGTTATAGTAGCGTTATTACAAGGATTAGAGCAAGACTTAGCTCAAGCAAAGATTCAGCATGATAGACTATTATTAGCCAAAGAAGGATACACTAGTAGACTCGAGCAAGTCATAGACAAAGACCCAAATGAGGTCGAAGCAGAGCCTGTGGTAGATACACCAACAGAAGACGGTTAAAGGCTTATAAAACGAAAAACCCGCCTAGTGCGGGTTTTTTATTGTCTATTGCGTGTTTAAGTATCGCTATAGTCCATTTCTTTTAGTACAGTTTCTTTTACTAAATTAGTATGTCCGTCTGAAGAAGAATTAGCCTCTTCTTTTATAAGTTTTACTGTCCATTTATCTCCAGACTTTACCCATCTAAGTATTTTTCCTGCTTCTATATTTGCCATTCCTTCCATTTGTGTCTCCTAATTAAAAGTTGAAGTGTGCGTTCTCTTGGTGAGTTGTTACCATTCTGTTTGCTTCACCTGAATGTTGTGAATCCATCCACATAATATTATATTGACTCCATGAACCGGTGTCCAAGTTTGTTATATTTGTTGCTAAAAGATAAAATTGTATTCTATCTCCAGCAGTTACATCAAAACAAGCTGAATTATGAATAGAGTTCCATTGACTGTTTGTATTTGTTATTAATTGATATGCCATTACTGAATTATTTGCATCATTTGCAGGTGAACGGTATATACGAGATGTGGCATAACTAGTTGCACCAGTGGTTATTATATCTTGGTTCATATCGACCCATACTTTTCCATCTCGTTTTATGTGTATACCATAATTTCCAGTTGTATCTATTTCAAATATATTTGGATTCATATATCCACCAGCGGCATGTTGTCTTAAATCTAAAAAGCCTGAATTATTAGTAGTAATCGCACTACTATTATCTAGCCTAAACATAGCACATTCTACAGGTCCATATCCAGGCCCACCTGGATTGACAAGTTGCATATCTTCTGCCTCTGCCTCTAGTTTTAATCTTCTCCACCCTATTAATGTGTCGTGACCACTTGAACCACCCTTAAACTCAAATCTAATATAAATGTCTCCACTAAATACTCCTCCGATAGACATTTGTCCTATAGTACTAAAGTTTAGGGTTGCGCTTTGGTCTAATGAACCTGCTCCAAAAGTTCCAGTAGCTGCGTTTGTCCAGTTTAAATCATCAAAAGAATAATCTATATTCATAGTTCTTGTTGTGCCATCAGCTGAATTTCCACACTCATGATTAAGAGCCATTGTTGTTGCTTTACTTAAAGAAACTTTAAATTTAATATATGAATTAGTTGTACTTGCTCCCTTACCTGCACCAACATAATATAATCCGTTACTATAAGAGCCAACATCAAAATTAACATTATATGAACCAAAGCAAGCTTCTTTTAATGCCTTTTTAATATTAGCATTGACTTCAGAGCCATGACCGCCCATACCATTAAACTCAAATGGAGTATAATGAGTAGACCTAATACCAACACTTGAAGCTGTTCTAACTACATCAGCGTCACTACTTGTAGCAGCACCACCTGTAATACGCATTCTTTCTGTGGAAGAGCCGCCAGTAGGTTGAGTACTAAAAACTAATCTTGCATTATCTGTTGCACCATCTGTTATTGCCGATATTGTTGCCAAGTCTGTATCAGTATTATTACCAAACATGATTCTACCAATACCTTGGTCGTTGTTTGAGTCATTTCTTCTTATTTGTATTCCATGACCGCCACCTGAAGCAGGGGTTTCTATTTGGAATAAATCATCAACATGACTAGCGGTATCTCCAATAATAACTTTACCTGAACTATCGATCCGCATTCTTTCAGTGCCACCAGTTGCAAGAGCCATAAATGCTGTAGTACCAAGTGCATCTAAATATTGCCCACCAGTTGCATTTTGATATAGCTCAAATCTACTATTACCTGTTCTATGGGCTTCGAGTATACTACCTGATCCACCTGCACTATCAATGGTTAGCATATAACCCATAGCACTTCCTGCATGATTTGTGCTTGTTGCAATTCCAACTTTGCCACCATCATCAATCCTCATTCTTTCAGTTGGTGCTGAATCAGTTACAACATCTCTTGTAAGAAAAATAAGTTCTCCTTTTGTATCTCCTGCTGTGCTTGTTTCTTGAAAACCTATATAAGCTGGTGAGTGAGTGTTGGTAGCATCTGTATAACCAAAACCAATCATAAAATGACCAGTACTACCATCTGGTCCAAAATCATCACTACCAAGTTGTAGATAAGTATTGGCTGCTGTTATAGATGTTGGTGCATTTTGACCTGCTGCATTAGAAATTGTGAGTTTACCTAGGGGTGCTGTATTTCCAATTCCAACCTTACCTGCACTTGTAATACGCACTCTTTCTGAGCCATTAACAGTTGCAGCTAAATGTGAACTTCCTGCATTAATACTTATGCTTGATCCTGAATAAGCTGTAATTGCATCAGTAAATAAAGTACCATTTTGAACGTAAGAGTTACCCACAACATGCAATGGTGCTGAAGGACTCGAAGTTCCTATACCAACTCTATCTGTGCTTGCATCAACATATAACATATAATCACTACCTGTGCTATATACTGCAAAGTCTTGATTATTATTTTCTTGATTTAATCTTACTAAACTATTAGTAATTTGTAATCTTGTACTATTACCTGTGACAAAGCTTTGTGTATCTGTATCAGAAAAACGAAAATAGTTATCTACATCCCCTGAATGCATTATTTTTGAAGGTATTGTTAAATCACTAGAAAAAGTTGCCGCACCCCCAGCTGACATATCAAGAACTAAAGCATTTACACCCGAACCACCATCATTGCCTCTAAATATTATGTCTTTGTCTTGAACACTAGCTTTTATTTGGAAATCAGAACTAGAGTTTTCAAAAACCCCAATTTCAGTACCACCATCTTTAAATCTAATATCACCACCATCTGCGTCAAGAATAATATCTCCAGCACTGTCAAGTATCATGCTTGATGTAGCATTTGAAATCGTATTACTAGAAATTGCAATGTTGCCTGAAGTTAAATTTCCTGCAAGTGCAGTTGCTGTCAAAGTACCAGTAACTGTCACACCACCTGTTACTGTTTCTAATTTTTTACTATTATCATAATATAATTCGACTGCACCATTCTCTATGGCTGATATCATTTGTTCGTTATAAGCTGCATTTTTAAGGTAAATTGCATTTGCAGCTACTACTAAATTTCCTGTTCCATTGTCTATAATATAAGAGTTGCTACCATCATGTGTTAGTAAAAAGTCTGAACTATCTCCTAATTTAATATAGTCATTATCTCCCATTACTAAATGAGAGGTTAAAGTAGTTGTACCTGCTAGTGTTATTCCAGAAGCTATAGTATCTGAAGTAACAGAATTATCTGCCATTTTTGCCGTTGTAACTGCGTCGTCAGCTATCTTTGCGGTTGTCACATTTGCGTCCGTAATCTTAGCTGTTGTTACTGCATCGTCGTTTAGTTTGGCAGTAGTTATATTACTATCTGCTATTTTTGCCGTTGTTATAGCGTTTACTGCGATATCTGCTGGCGATATTGTGCCATCGGATAAATGCGTTGCAGTTATCGCGCTATCGGCTATTAATTCACTTGGTATCTTTGTATTTGCCATAATTTATCCTTCTAATGTTGTTATTCTTGCTTCAAGCTCTTGTATTGTTTTTACTAGTAATGGAACTAATTTGCTATTATCCATCATTTGCATATCTTCTGCATCTTTTTCTCCTACAATTGCTTCAGGAACTATGCTTGAAACTTCGTGTGCTAAGAATCCATCTACTAATGTATCTGAGGTATCTGATATGTAGTTAAATCTTTTTGGTTTTAATTGTTTGAGTCTAGTAGTAGCATTTGTCATATCTGTTACATTTTCTTTCAATCTATAATCAGAAGTTCCACCATAAGTTATAGTTGAACCATTTTGGCTAATTGAACCTATAGTACTACCATTATTTCTAATTATCACCATATCTCCAGAACCTAAACTTCTGTTTAAAAGTAAACAAACGTCATTATTAGTAGAATTTACTTGTTGTCCACCACCAAATGAATGACCATAAGTATCATTACTATTTGATAACCCCGAAGATGTTGTATTACCAATTACTACATTACCGCCAGCTTCAATACGCATTCTTTCAGTAAATGATGAGCCTGTATTGAATGAAATATATCCACCATCTAATGAAAGTTCTGCACTGTTGCTTGCAACTCCATAGCCAGTTCTGATTGTAAACTTAGTAAATCCACTATTATCTGAGTGAATAAAATTGTTAGCCATTCTTATTTCAGAATCATCTCCATCTAGCTGAAGGTTTGCACCATTACCACCTATTCCTGCACTACTATAGGAATATTTATCAGCTGAACCCTTACTAAATTTAGCTACATCATTCCCAGCAACTTTTAATTGAATATAAGGGTTTGCACCATTTTCTGTATCTTGTGCATCAAATACTACACCAGCATCTTGCTGACCACCACTTGCTGCTGTTTGTAATGATAAACCTCTACCTGAGTTGGAAGCGCCTGTAAATACTGCTTGTTCTGAGTTTACTGCACCTCTAATATCTAATCTTGCAGTAGGATTATTTGTTCCTATACCAACATTTCCACCTCTAAGATTCATAGTTTCTGTTGTACCAGCAATAAATCTCATTCTGCCACCTTCACCAGAAGAAGATGCAAATTGAGTTATGCTTCCATAATCAATATCACCACTATCTCCTAAATTTAAAATAGCACCATGACTTGTAGTTCCTGCTTGAATTGACATGGTGGTATAATCAGCATCTAGAAGATGCAGGATTGTTGAAGGATTATTTGTTCCTATACCAACATTTCCACCTCTTTTAAAAGTCATAACATCATAACCAGTAGTACTATTATTTTTATTCCATAATTGTAAGGAGCCATCAGAGTCGGAATCATACCAACCCCAACCATAAGTTGCATTAGCTATTGAGATATTATTAAATAGACCTAGCCATGGAGATGTTCCACCAGCAGTACTATTACCCATATGCATACTAGCATAATATCCGCCACTTCCTGCATATAAATGAAGTGGGTGTACAGGAGCTGTAACTCCTATACCAACTCCAGTAGTAGTAATGCGCATTCGTTCACCACCACCACCATTAAAAGCTATGACGTTAGCTGCAACTTCGTCTATGTAAGTATCACCACCGCCATCTAGGTAAAGTTTTTTTGTAGGCTGTATTGATATATGGTCGTCAAACCTAGCTTCACCGCCAACCACATGAAGTTTTTGTGCAGGACTGCTAGTTCCAATTCCAACATTACCACTCTGAAGAATGACTAATCTTGGCGTGTAAGTATCATTTGTACCGTCTGCATCTGCAGCACCACTTGATATTTCAAATCCTGTATTAACATTTTCCTGTGCAGCAATCTGCCAGTTATAGTGTGAGGCTCCAGTTTGAAATTGTAATTGAGGGGAGGTTGTACTAACTACTAAGTTTCCAGTTATTGTTCCACCTGTTGTTGCTAAGAAAAGGTCAGTGTCTGCTGTCCATGCTACATCTGTTCCATCTGACGTAAGTACATGACCACTTGAGCCAATACCTAACAGTGATGGATCTCCTGCAGAATCTCCTACTATTATACTTCCACGAGTTATGCCTGCCAATTGTCCTATTCCTACTGCATTATCTGCTATCTGGTCTGCTGTTACTTGGTTGTCGTCTATGTGTTGTGTAAGGATTGCATTATTTGCTATGTCTCCACTTCCTATTGCAGCAGATGCTATTTTTGCTGATGTGATTGTACTGTCAGCTAGTTTTACAGTTGTAATCTGACCATCAGCTATATCTGCGGTAACTATTGTTCCGTCTGCTATTTTTGCTGATGTGATTGTGCCGTCAGCTATCTGAGTAGCCGTTACTGCGTTAATCGCTATCTGAACTGCTGTAACATTATTCTGCGCTATATGTACTGATGTAATAGCGTTATCGGCTATTAACGTACCTTGTATCGCATTAATTGCTACTAGTTCTGCTGGTATTGTTGTGTTTCCCATATTATCCTTCTAGTGTCTCTATTCTTGATTTTAAATCTTGTATTACTGTGTCTTGTTCTTTAATTGCATTTACTAATAATGGTACGACTGAAGCGTAGTTCATCGAATAAGCTGAATTCCAGTTTTCTGTTCCATCATCTTCGTCCTTATGATATTTTAATGATTCCGGTATTATACTTTCTATTTCCTGTGCTATAAAACCAAACTCATAATTGTCTGCCATTGACCTATTTTGATTAATTTCTGATTGTCTATTAATAGTTTGGAATCTTTTTCCTGTTAGTTGTTTTACTTTACTCAAAGCACTAGAAATTGTTGTAATGTTTGTTTTTCTTCTTCTATCTGACCCAGTAACATAAGACCCGTCAGTTCTTACATCAACTGAAAAGTCGGAACCAGATGTGCCTGGGTATGCATCTGAACTAGAGTTTGTTCCATGAAATCTAAACTCTCCTTGTAATGAACTACCATAATGTGAGTCATTTAATACAGATATACCTGGATAGTTGTTCCATATTCTATCAATTGCAAGACCTTGATATGGGAATAAAACAGATTTTCCGTGTTGTCCACCTCCTGCTACTCCTGTTCCTGCTTTACCAATGATTTGCATTGCTAAAGTTTCAGTTGTTGAAATACCATTTCTAACATGAAAATCTATTGAACCTTCTTCTGAATTATTTGTACCAGTTAGTGCTGTAGAACCAATACCAGCATAGAAATTATCTTGAGCACTTGCTGTATCTCCACCCAACCATTGAAGCATTCCTAGTTTATATCCACTACCAACATATCCATAAGTATTTAAGGTCATTTTAAGTTCATAGTCAGAAGGTTGGTTTGTATTTGGTCTTGTTTTTGAAATCTCATAATAAGAAACAGGATCTTCTGTATTTGGCCCATATCCAAAATTACCACTTCCGTCAATATGCCAAATTGAATCTCCTACATTACCATGAGCAATAGCTAAAGTATCAGTACCACAGCTATAAGGATTTATAGCTAAAGTGAATGCATTTGAAAAAGAAGGTGAACTATCTGATAAAAATTCAGTATTTGTAGCACCATTTAAAAAAGCAATTCCAACTTCAGCAACATTTGGGTTTGCAATTCTTAATTGCTCCCAACTTGAATCAGAACTTATGATACCCATTCTTCCACCTTCTACTTGTAAAGTACTTTTTGGGTCGGTTGTTCCAATTCCAACTTTGCCGTCATCTTTATATGTTATAACATCAGTTTCTGTACCACCATTTAGAACTCCTAATACAGTTTTATCTGCGTCATTACCCCTGTATTCAAAGAAAGCTCCGTGTTGGGTTCCGGCTGAATCTTCAGTTAAAGTTAGTCTTGCTACTTCATTATCTCCTGATGTAGCAACTCTTAGTTCTGCATTTGCACCATGAAGATGAAGAATTGATTGAGGAGTAGTCGTTCCAATTCCAACATTACCGCCAAATGGATTTAAAAGTAAACTCTTTGCAGCGTCATTAGCATTATTGATTGCTTGAAATCTTACATCATTTGTTGAACCACTTGTTTTTAAATATATATCCGAAGACCTTGGTCTAATTGTAAAAGCAGAATTACTAAACTCTGATAAGTTTGCAGCGGTCCAACCATAATTTGATTCAATATATGCTGCGTTTCCTGTGCCGGTATTGTAAACATGAAGGTCACCTGCAGGTGAACTAGTTCCAATTCCAACGTTGCCTGAAGAATCAATACGCATTCTTTCAGTGTCGCCAGTGACAAAATATAAAGCATTTACATTCGCTGGCATACCTATTTGTGCACCAGCTTGTGTATTTCTAAATCCTATTTTTGGTGCAACACTTGAACTAGCTGTTTCTACTTCTAATAAATGGTCTGGTGAAGTTGTTCCTATACCAACGTTGCCGTTAGACATAATACGCATCTTTTCAGAGTATCCACCTGAGCCTCTAGTATTAAATGCCATATCACCATAATGATTTGTATGGTCTATATTCTGTGCATTAATAGACACAGTTTCTCCAGCATTACCAGACTCAAAACTTAATTTGGCATAATTATTTGCTGTGGTATTTGCATTCTGTATAGTTACTGTTGGACCAGTACTTCCAATAGAAGTTTGTGTTCCATATCCTTTAAAGTAAGCTACTCTGCCATCTGTTCCATCTGTTTGCATTCCTGTGACTTGCAAAGTAAAATTAGTTGCTCCAGGAGTTTGTTTTATTCCAACTCTTCCTGAAGCATCAATACGCATTCTTTCTGAGCCACCATTATGAAATAGAGTAAATCCTGTACTTAAAATACTTAAATAATCACCATTATGAGAATAAGCTACCTTGCCTTGAACACTACCACCTGAATCACCAAAGAATAAATTACCATCACCACTTGTTCCTGAAAGAATAGATATTCCTGAACTACCTGAACCTTCTATAACTAATTCATCGGCATTTGCATTTACACTAGCTCCACTATCTGCTGATTTAACATGAAGTGTGCCTAGTGGTGTAGTTTCTCCTATACCAACGTTGCCACCATCTTGCACCACTAAAGCACTAGCATTATTGCCTACAATAGTATTTGTGGAACTTCTATAAATTATATTTGCAGTATTACCTACATTATTTACTGTATTTGTATTTACTCTACTAACTTCTATATCTTTATTAAATGACCATTTATCTCCAGAACTTTTATAAAGTAGTGTGGCACTTGCTCCTGTAACTGTAAGACCAGCATCATTTGCAGCGGCTGCATCAGCTGCTCCACTTGCTATTGTAATATTTTTATCTGCTACGCTCAGAGTAGTAGAATTCACTGTTGTAGTAGTTCCATCGACTTGGAGATTTCCTGCAATGACTACTGTTCCTGTGTTATCACCTACTGTGGCTGGGTCGATAGTAAAAGAAGCTGGGCCTCTTAGAGCACCTGTTGTTGTTATTGTTCCAAAAGTCGGAGCTGCTGAACTCGAAAGTTGAGTAGCTGTTATTGAACCATCTGGTATAAGTGCAGATGTTATAGCATTATTAGCTATTTTAGCTGTAGTTACATTCGCATCTAGTATCTTTGCAGTTGTTACTTGATCGTCTGCAATATGTATAGTATCAATACTTCCTGATACTAGTTCTGCAGTATCTACTGAATTTGCTCCTAGTTGTGTGGAAGTTATACTTCCATCTGCTATTTGTACAGAAGTAACCTGGTTTTGTGCAATATGTACAGCCGTGATAGCGTTGTCCGCTATCAACGTACCCTGAATCGCATTTACTGCGACTAAACTATTTGTTACTTTTGTTATTGCCATATTATCTTAATCCGTATATGCGTGATTTTGATTTGAGTGTTTTTCCCATTTATCACTGCTATTATATATTAATTTTAATGAGTCTCCTGCTATTATATTTGCTTTTCCTGGTGGAAACCAACATATATCTCCTGTTTTAGCTTCAGGTGTCCAAAATTCATCTGAATTTACAAATGTTAAAATTTCTGCTTCTGTCATAATTATTCCTTATTATATTGCGCTAGCATTACTTGATGTTTCTGATTGTATGCTAGTATCTATTTTATTATATTGACTATACTGTACAAAGTCTATTGTGTACATATGATATGCCGATTGCTTTATTCTTAAAGTTACCCAACCATCACTTGAAATATACACTGCGGCATCTCCAGTCCAACTTCCTAAGTCATCAATAGTGTCATTATGTAATCCACCGCTCCAATTATGGAATTGGTGAATCTTATACATATTAGAACCACTTGCATATCTATAGCCTTTTATAATGAATCCACCCATTATATATTCTGTATTACCGTGTGGAGAGCCTCCTCCCCACATATTTGTTTTGAGATGATACCAACTGCTTCCATTACCTGATATTTTTGGGCCCCACCAATTATGTATATATCGACCTTGATACCCTGAGGCAACAGGTCCTTGTACTTGCATAAATTCTCCAGACCTTAACCATGCATTACCACTGTCTGATGATTCTTTACCAACATAAAAGGTTTGGTAATGCGTACCAGCTGATCCACCGTCTGCTATCCAAAAAGTTTCATTGCCAGAATTATCTTTAGTCTGGAATGATAAGGTATCTCCACCGCCCAGTCCTTTAACTGTTAATGCGGCAGAGGGTGAGTTTTCTCTTATTCCTACTTTTCCTGCATCTAAAAATCTAGTCATCAATGCTGAATCTGTTTCATTATAAAAATAAAATCCAGTTGTATCATGTTCTAATGAGAAGCTCTTTCCGCCTGTTCTATGCCACCTGTATTTCTTATCAGCTCCTACATTATTAACACTAAGGGTTCCATTAAATGTGGCTGCACCTCCTTCTGACATATCAATTCTTAATGCTTCAACAGAAGAACCACCATCATCTCCTGCAAATACTATGTCTTTATCTTGTGTTGGATTGTTAAAGTAAAAATCTCCACCTGATACATAAGTTTTACCAAAAATACTACCAGAACTATGAAAATGTATTTCTGCATTACCAGCATCAAGAATAATTGTACTAGAAGAATCCAAATTTAAGTAACCATTATCAGCTTTAATAACAGCATTAGTACCGTCTGAATAAAGTGCTAAGTCACTACCGGCTCCAAATACTGCTCTATTAGTATCTCCAAACTTAGCCCAACTATTAAATATAGCTGTGCCTGAATCTGACATATCCAATGTAAGGGCTGTAATAGCACTACCACCATCATCGCCATGAAATGTAATATCTCCATCTTGAATAGAAGCCATAAGTTGAATATTGTTGCCATTCTTTCTTATAGAGCCAAACTGTGTTCCACCGTCTTTAAATAAAACATCTTGTCCGTCTGCATCAAGAGTAATATCTCCAGTTGCATCTAGCTCTATTGCTCCAACTGCTTCTAGTGTTAGTTTGTTTCTTTTGTTACCAAGAGCTACTTCGGAACCATTATGTTCTATATAGAACTGTTCTGAATCAGGATTAGTATTAGCATTATAGGTAGCAATTAATGAAGTACCATCTTCTGTTGCGGAAGTAACCTGAAATAAACGAGTTGGGGAAGCTCCTATACCAACTTTACTATTAAAAGTAGCTGCTCCAGCTGCTGACATATCAAACTCAACAGCAGTAATTGTTGAACCACCATCGTTTCCTCTAATTAATATATCTTTATCTTGTACAGTAGATTCAATAAATAAATGACTTGAAGAATTTTTAATTACTCCGATAGCTGTTCCACCATCGTTAAACCATATATCTCCACCATCTGCATCAAGGACAATATCTCCTGCTACATCTAAAGTAAGATCTCCTACAGTTTGATTAAGAGTCATTGCAGAACCTGTATGGTATAAAGATGCGTCCCCACCTGAACCAAACACTATTTGACCATTATCAACTAATCTTATGTCATGGTTAAAATAAGCTGTTCCTGCATCTGACATATCAAGGGTAAGAGCAGTGATTACTGAACCACCATCGTTACCTTTAAATATTATATCTTTATCAGATAGTAGAGACCTAATGTTAAAGTTATCATCTCCAACCTGTATTTCCCCAACAGATGTTCCTGACCTTTTATAGATTACATCACTACCTGCAGCATCAAGAATAATATCTCCTGCTACATCAAGAGTTAAGTCACCTGTATTATTAGTAATTTGACCAGCTGAACCTGTATGTAAGACTCTTAAATCTAAATCTGCACCTATAAATATAGTTGCATTATCTGTTGCCATAGACAAATTGCCAGTTGCTGTAACAGTTCCAACATTAACAGCGTTAGAACCAGAACCTATTGGTCCTGTATGTGTACCCGCAAGTATAGAACTTACTGGAATTTTCTTTAGCGCATTTGAATCACTAATATCTGCAACCATAAGTAAGTCACCTGTAGCTGCCGTTACTTCTGTTAGTGATGTAATAACTGTTATGTCTAGGTGTTCTTCAGATATAGCATCATCAGCTATTTTAGCTGCTGTAACTGCGTCTGCTCCTAATTGGGAAGTTGTGACTTGACCGTCACCAATATGTTTAGTAAGAATACTATTTTGTGCTATCCTGTTGGATGTAACTGCATTATTTGCAATATCTGCAGTCGCAATTCCGCCATCACTTATATGTGCTGATGTTACTGCGTCATCTTTTACAAGACTGCTTGATACTTTAGTTAGTGCCATAATTAACTTACTATGGTTCTATCTGTACTTCTTCTCCAGTTAGTGCCATCGCTAAACGCTAATACTGCACCGCCTGTTTCATCTGTTACAAATATAACTCCGCCTGCGACAGCAGTTGGCAATGAAGCAACTGCATAGCTTTTAACTTTTAATACATCAGGCATATCCAACCTAGCTGATGCTAATTTAGCTGAAGTAATACTTGCGTCTGTTGGAACATTTACACTTGTCTGTGTAAATATCATTACTTCTACTGTTGATGTTGAGGGTGGTGCTTCTGAGAAAGTTATTGTAGTACCTGAAGTACTATAACTTCCTTTCTGCTGATATACACCATCTATAAATACTTGTGTATTATTTTCTGTAATTGGGGCTAATGATAAAGTAAATGCTACTCTACTTCCATTAACGTTGTTCGGGCTTGACGTTGAACTTGTATAAGTATCAATATTAGTATTTCCACCAGAAATTAATGCTTTAATATGATGAACTACAATTGTTCTTCCGTTTGCTGGTGCTGTATCAAAGGTTAATCTTGCACTATTTAGTACATAGTCATTTTTATTTTGATATACACCTTCTATAAATACCATTAAATTATCTTCGCTATTCGGTATTTGACTTAAATCTACATAGGCTTGAGACCCATCACCTGTGAAAGTTTGAGTGGTAAAGTTTGACTCTCCACCGCCAATTCCTCCCCAGCTACCAGAGTATCCCTCAAATAAATTATTATCAGTATTAAATCGAATCATTCCAACAGCCGCACTTCCAGGTCTTTGAGCGGTTGTCCCATCAGGCACTCTTATAGACCCAGTACCACTGAGTACTATATCGTCAGCAATTTGATCTCCTGTGATTTGATTATCGTCAATATGTCTAGTTAAAATTGAGTTTGATGCAATTTTTGTTCCATCTACGGCATTATCTGCAATGTTTGAAGTTGCAATAGTATTAGCCGCTATTTTTGCTGATGTAACTGAAGCGTTTACTATAGAAGCTGTGACTACTGAGCTAGCTGCTAGTTCGTCGGCTCCTACTGCGTCATCTGCTAAGTGTTCGTTTAATATGCTACCGTTTGGTATTTTTGCTGCTGTTACTGAGTTAGCTGCTATTAGTCCTGAAGTGATTGCTCCAGTTGCTATCATGCCTGTCTCTACTGCTTGTGAAGCTATAGTCATAGCACCTGTTGATGCTAGTGTTACATCTCCTGATATTACTTTGTTATCCCAACTGTTAGAGCCATCATAAATCATTAAGTGACCTGCAGCTGGAGAAGATACTACTGTGTCTGTCAAAGCTGCTAAAGTTGATACAACACCTGTTAAGTTTGAGCCATCTCCATAAAATGCTCCACCATGAATATCTGCATAAGAACTAACAGTTACATTGCCTGCTGTTGTTCCATCTTCTGTTGTATTGATTGCTGACCATCTGTCTGCACTTTCGTCCCATATCCAACCTACGTTGGCTGAGGTTCCTCTTTCGACTATTATACCTGAGTCTTTACTAGGTGTTCCTGTTTCTCCAGAGGAGTATACTGCTAGCGGGTCTGCAACTTTTATATTTGTTGTATTTACAGTTGTAGTTGTTCCTGAAACAGTTAAGTTACCTTGAACTACTAAATTTCCTGAGATTGTTGGACTTGCATCTAAAGCGATACTTACTTGGTTGTTTGTAACTGTTGAAGTTAGGTTTGAGCCACCAGCTATTGTAAAAGTATCTGTACCTACAGTTAGTGTATCGTTAGAGCCTGAGTCTGCTCCTATAGTAAGAATACTACTTGTAGCTGCTGTTGAAGCTGCTGTAATTCTTCCATCTGCGTCTACTGTTAATACAGGTATTGCTGAACTTGACCCATATGAACCAGCTGTTACTGCAGTTGCGGTTAATTGAGTTGCTCCAATAGAGCCATCAGCTATTTTTGCTGAAGTTACAGAGTTATCTGCTAGTTTGGAAGTTACTACTGCTCCAGTTGCTATTTTATCTGCAGTTACTGCATCATCAGCTACTGCTGAAGCTGTACCAGTTAAATTACCTGTAACATTACCTGTTAGTGTTGCTACTAGAGTTCCTGTAACTGTTGCTCCTGTGTTTGTTGTTTCAAACTTTTTAGAATCATTAAAGTAAAGACTTACTGCTCCATCATCAACGAAAGTAGCCATAGTTTCACCAGTTCCTAGTATATCTACTTGACTTCCTTTTATTTTTAAGTTTCCTGTTCCTGAATCTTCTACATAAGAATCCGAACCGTCATGATATAGTAGTAAATCTTGAGAAGTACCTAACTTAATTTGTGCATTATCATTAAATAATACATGACTTGTTAGAGTTGCTATTTGGTCAGCTGTTACAGCGTCATCTTGTATTTGAAGACTTCTTACTGCATCAGTTTTTATTTCTGAGGCATCTATTGCATTTGCTGCTACTAGTGCGCTTGTTACTGAATTTGCTGCTAATAAAGAAGTAGTTACAGCTCCTGTAGCTATTTCTCTTGCTGTGATGTTGTTTTCTGCGATTAAGTTTGATGTGATAGCATTTATCGCTGGAAAAGTATCTACTGGTTTCTTACCTATATATGCCATTATGTTTGCTCCATTACTGATACGATAGTGTCTACCGATGCTGCTGTGTTTGAGACTACTTTTATTTTATCTCCTGTTTCTAATACGAGTTTTTGGTCTCCACCTACAGCCACTAATGCGCCTCCAGTATATATCTGGGCGTCTTTTACTATGTTAAAATTATTATTTGCGGAAGAATCGTAGAATTTTATAGTTACAAGTATAGGACTAGTACTTGACACATTTGCGCAAGTCAATCCGATTACTGTAGCCGTAACTCCACTTCCTGCTGTATAAGCGTCCGTTAAAGTTGTGCCTGTAGCTGCGATAGCAGCGTTTTTAAAAGTATTTGCCATTGTTTTATCCTAGTGCTATTGCGAGTGCTATTGCATCGTCTTCAGAAGCGTCTATTGGTTTTATAGTATTATCTGTTTGTCTAATATATAATTTTCCATCTACTGCGCTAATACATACTTCTCCTATTGCTATGTCATCTACACCTGGTGCAGTAGTATTAGTGACGTTTCTTTTTAATTTAATTTGTTGTGTCATTAGCTATATGTTCCACCGTCTATGTTCTGCATTTGAAAACCAGACCCTGTTGAGACCATTATTTGACCTGTAGAACCATGAGAAGTCATACCTGTTCCACCATATTGTGTACCTACTGCAGTACCATTCCAAGTACCGCTTCCTATTGTTCCAACCACTGTCAGATTAGTTAAACTATCTATTGCTGCTTCAAGTGTTGCTTCTGTTGTATTATCTATAACATCAATATTTTGTAGTGTTAAAGTACCTGAACTATCTGAGAAAGGAACTGAAGAACCAACAGTTAAACCTGTATTTCCTGTTTCAAGATTTGCTTTTAATGTACCAATACTTCCACTAAACACATTTGAAGTATCAGTAGCGTCTGGAATAAATGCAAATTTATTATCAGATTCATCAAATCCCATAAATGCAAATTTAGTTGCTCCACCTGCATTATATTTAAGTTTTAAACCTCTATCTAAATTATCATCACTAGAATCATCTCCTAGTTCAAAAATTGGGTCTTTGATTGAAACTGTTGTTGAATTTACAGTAGTAGTTGTACCACTTACTGTTAAATTACCTGTAACTGTTAAGTTATCACTAACTGTTACTTCTGATGTGGTATGACCAATTGTTACTGGTATGCCTGATGTTGCTGTAGCTACTTTAACACCATTTGTACTATCTGAAGTATCTATTGTAACAGCACCACTTGCATCAACGTCCATAGTAGTAGCATTTAAATCTACTGCCCCGTCTACTGTTAGTGAGCCGTCAATATCAGTATTATCTAAGTTTGCAACTCCATCAACATCAATATTACCTGATACGTCTAGAGTTGCTGCATCTAGCTCACCTGTTAAAGTAATATTTCTAAAACCTGTTACGTCTTTGTTAGAATCTACAATTACAGCTTTACTTGCAACTACTGTGCCTACTGTAGAACCGTCTAGTAGATTTAATTCTGTTGCTGTAGAAGTTACTCCGTCTAATATATTTAGTTCTGCTGCTGTTGATGTTACAAGTGTATCTGAGCCACTTGTTCCTATGTATAATGCTGCTGTTCTTAACTCTGAAGTCGACTTATTTGCGTCTACAATTAATGCCGAACTTGCTGTAGTTGTACCATGAGCATGATCCATTAGATTGCTGAAGTAATTACCGCCTATTACTGTTACAGCGTTTGAGTTTGCAGGGTCACCAATAAATAGCCTTTGTCCCATGTTGGACTGTGTACCAGCCCCACCTGAAAACGCTAATTCTCCCGCATTTAAAGAACTGGGTGCGGTACTACCTGTCGTTCTTTTAATTTTAATTATGTTTGTTGCCATTTTATTTTCCTAGAATGAGCCACCGTCTAAGGTAAAGCTCGTAGGGGAAGATCCCCCTGCTGAGGCAATTGTATGCCATTCATATCCACCTGAAACTTGTCTATATACTAATAATTCTTCACTTGAAGTATTATACCATAAATCTCCTTCTGCTAAGTTACTGCCTGAAGGAGTTGCAGATTGTCTAAAAAATTGGTCTGCTAAGTCTGCTAGTGCGTCCTGCACATTACCACCAGGTAATGAGCCGTGTTGTGTGTAAGTTACATCAGCTGCTAATCCTAAAGCTGTTATCAAGTCTGTACTTGTTGTAACTGTAATAGGATTATCACTCTGATTAAGAGTTACTTCCGTATTAGTCTCATTAACTGTTACATAAGTTGGAGTTTCTGTTACAGTTACTTGAATCGACATTATCTTGTTACTTGTGGTGTAAGTGTTACCTTACCCTGCAGTATTCTTGTTACTGCACCTGAAGATGCGGTGATTTCCACATCATATACATATATGCCTTCTTCTATTGCTCCTGTAGCCGATGCCGTCATAGACAAAGTTATCTGCCCTGCACTCGCATTGGTTATGGACGCAGTAATTGTGCCCACCACGCTATTCGAATCGTGGCTTGATCGAAACTGCGAAGCAGCCGAGTACCCAGTTAAGTTCATAACTGAATCGTTTTCCTTAAGGGTAAGCAACCTTGTAAAAGTCGCTCCTTGCTCTATCGTGAAATTATAGGTTCCTGCTGCCATTTTATTATTTTCTCCATGTTTATAATTATACCAAAATTTAAGGTATGTGTCAAGAAATATTTTCTAGATGGGGTATGCTAGAAGTATTATTTTGGGTATTTATCCTTTACTGCCTTTCTACCTAAATAAAAAGTACCTGTTTTAGCGTCTGCTCCGAATTTGCCCCCATCAATATCGTGATAAAGTTTGTCTAACTGTGTAGCTAGAGTTTCATAATAAGCTGCTCGCTTAGTAGTATTATTTGCACTTGGTTTTAATAAATTTATATTCATGTGTATCTCGATACTTGTATCTTTTGTGTAAAGTCATAGTATTTATCTTTTACAAATTTTATTATAAAAGAGCCTGCCATACTTCCTGTTAATGTTAAAGCCCCGTTAGAGTATGTTCCTGCGGAGACATCGTCTAAGAATATCTCCGTTCCTGCGGGACAACCTGTTATTGTTACTGTGCCATCTATGGCTATTGTTGTTGCTGAAAAATTCAAACTAAAACTATGATAGGCTACTAGGCCGTTTTCTGCATCGTTTACATACCACTGGTCGCATGGTGGTATTTGCTCTAAGCTTTGGGTCATATGTGAAATACCCGCTGCTGCCTGTGTACTTATTATAGTTGAGTCTACAGGTGCATCTGTAGCCCACTTAATGTTTTTGTTTGAATCATAAAAAATATTATATGTAGTGCTCATAAGCCTAATCCTCCTGTAAAATCCTTTGCTTTAAAAATAACATAAGCATAATATATTGTTTGTTTGTTTGTTCCAAATTCTTCAGCAGGTGCTACTCCTGCATCATCATCTCCTACTTCTATACTATGACCAAATTCATGATTATAAATAATTAAATTACTAGTATTAGCAGTTGTTGATACTCCACCAAGATCACTCTCTTCCCAGTCACTTTGTTCCTCATCATCAGCAAAATAATAATTCCCCTCTTTGTAGCTATAATCTGAAGGAGTGTACATTCTTGTAGCTACTCCACTTGATAAATCACTTGCATAACACCATCTTACTGCGTATAGTGGAACATATCCTAGTCCATGAGAGATTGTTACTGATGTAGGATTATCAACACCACCCGAATTATTAGAAGCATATGGTGCTAAAGAACCTTCTCCTTTTGCATGTAGTACCATTCCTCTTACTGACCTTGAATCAAAAGCAAGAGGTGTTGTAAGTGATGTATTTGTAACATCTGTATCTTTTTGAGATACAAATAGTCCATAAGTACCGCCTCTGTTTCCTAATAATACTCTGTTTGCCATGATTAGTACAAAGCCGCGCTAGAAAACCCACCCATTACTGTGAGTGTGAATGTTGCCGCAGTATTTCCTCCATTACTTATAGTTCCTGAACTTGCTCCTGTTAAACCACCATTTATAAACCTACTAACAGTAGTTGTACTACCACCATCTGATAAGTTAGCATAGCTAGTAGAGGGGTTTGTAAAGAAAAAATTATTGGCACCTAAATTTGCAAAATTGATTGTAGAACTAGAACTTGCATTGACAGTAAACGAAGCTGTTGCAGCTGTGCCTGAAAATGGGACTATTTTATATTGCCCTATATCAATGGCTCCTGAAACGGAGCCTACATTATCTGTATTAAAAATTAATTGGTCTTTCGTACAATTAGTAATATCATCGCCTGTTCTAGATATGTATAAACCGTATTTTCCTCCAGAGTGTCCTAAATTTGAATTTGTGCTTTTTCCTACTATGATTCTATTTGCCATATTAACTCCAGAGACTCGCGTCAGTCATTTTTCCATATTGTAGAGGTATTTTTATAACTTGAAATCTAAAATTTGTTGCTGTTCTACTATTACCTGCCATACCATTGGCGTGTGCAGACTGCCTAAATTTTATAGGATTGACATTAGTAGTAGTTGCTTCATGCATTCCTGCCCTGTCTTGATATTCCTCTATCATATTAGCAGCATTATAAGTTTCAATTGTTCCTTGTTTATCGTCCATTGAAATTATTAAAGGAATATACCCTAATGTTCCTTTTGTTGCTGACCAATTGACTCCTGTAGTGTTACCCGATATATTCCCTCCAGCATAAACCATTCCACTTCTTGCTGAAGTAGAATCAAAAATTAAAGGCTCACTTGGACTAAGTACATTATCTCCTGGTTGAGATACTTTCAATACATAAGTACTTCCATCATTTCCTAGTAATATTCTATTTGCCATAATTAATCCGTTATTAAAATTCTGTTATTTCCACCGTCCAATACGATGTTTCCTCCACCAACTGTTATAGTTGATGCTGCGTTTATTCTGTCTCCATTTACTGAGCCTGTTACTACCATATCTCCATGAACCATTCCGACTACAGCTGACCACGAACTTCCATTATATTTGAAAGCATTAGTATCTGAAGAAGAACTATTTGTAGTTACTGTAACCACATCATTTGCTATTGGGGCTCTTCCAACTGCATTAGTAAATTCAGTATTTGTAGGAGCGTCTGTGTTTCCTAGTACTAATACAAAGTGAGCTGCCATAACAGCATTTGAGCCTGCAGGTCCTGGACCTCCTGTCGGTCCTGGGCCTCCTGTTGGTCCTGGACCACCTGGAGGTCCTGGATTACCATTAGTACCATTAGTTCCATTAGTCCCATTAGTTCCATCAGTACCATCAGTACCATCAGTTCCATCAGTACCTGGACTACCTGGGCTACCTGCTGGTCCTGCTAATGAGAAGTTACCTGCTAAAGATAGAGCTCCTGAACTTGCAGTATATTTTAAATGGTTTGTAGAATCTCCTAAATAGAAGTTACCACTTGTATCTAAGTAGAATCCATTATCGTTGTCTGTAAATGAAGTCTTATTTGGAGTATAGAAAGCACCACCATTTGCTAATACCATATTACTTCCTACATTTAAATTATTTGTTAGAGTAGTATTTGCTGTAAGTTTACCTGCACTTAATGTGCCGTCTACAATTACACTTCCATCAAAAGTTTCTGTAACTAATGAACTGAAATCAGCTGCATCTGCTTCAGATGCTGTAGCAGTTGCTGTAGCTGTATACACTCTTGTGCCTGCTTTATTTGCACTATTGTCTGTTATTGTTATTCTGTCGTTTGGTTGTATTTTACTGTCTGAAGCTGCTGCTATTACTAAGGCTGCTATTGCATTAGCATTAGCATCATCTAATGACCCTACCCAGTTTGTTACGTTTGATGCACTCAACCCACTAGTGCTTGATTCTTCAAAATTAAACACACTTCCACCACGAGAACCTGCTGCTCCTGCACTACCAGGGCTACCTGCACTACCGTCTGCTCCTTCTGCTACTTTTGTAATAGTTGAGGAACTAGTATAAGTGTTGGCTGCTCCAGCATTTCTTTCTGCAGTAGTACTTGTTACAGTTGCAGTAACTACAACTGAAGCATTACTATTGCCCATGTTTGCTTTTGATAATACTCTAGTATCTCCACTTCCTGTTAATGTTACGGAAGGACTGGTTGTAAATACTGGACTTGCTGATAAATTATGTCTGTTTGCTGTAAATGTTATATCGTTTGGACTTTGTAAAACACCACTTGAATTAGCTAAAAATGCTCCTGCATCTGATTGTAATACTACATCATATAGAGTACTTGGTATAACTGTTGTTGCATTTGCAGGCCCGTGAAATGATGAGTATAGTACTTTTGATTTATTTTGTCCACCCGAAGTTAGTACTACTCTTTTACCATGTCTAATCCAATAATACCTCTGTGCATTATCTGCTCCTAGAGCGTGGGCAAATACCTTAGTTGCTCCATCTGTTTTATGAAGTAATGTTCTATTATTTACATTAGTATCTGGACTTATATGTATTTCTGTAAACATATTATCAGTAAATGCAGTTGCGTTTGTCCAAGCTAAATCTATTGTTCCAATGTTTGTAGCTGTTGCAGTTAAACCATTAGGGGCTCCTGGTGATGCTGTTATACCACTTCTTTGGTCATTTCCAGATACACTTGGTAATGCTGGTTTTGATATAGTGTAAAAACTATCATCATATTCTTCAGCTGTTATTGAGGCTGTACAGTTTTGATTAAAGTTAATATTAGTTACTCTGAAATATTTTTGGTCAAAGCCAAACTTATCATGGCTTACAGTAATTGTATCGCCTACAGTAAGTAGTAAAGCTTTGGGCCCAAGCTTAAAGCTTATTACCATATTAAATCTAGACTTTCTTAAAAAGTTTTCTACATTTATACGAGCATTATAGTAACTTGAAATAGAAGCTACATTTACCGTACCTGATTTAATAACGTTCTTATCTGCTCTCAAATAATTAGAATCATAGAATGAAACAGCAGTTCCTTTAAATTGGTTTCCTGGGTCTAGTATGGAAGATTTTACAGTATTATATGATTTAGAAGGGCCTTTATCATCAACTTTTACAGTTCCTATAATGTCTTCTTCTCTTATTACTCTTGGGTTGTGTTCTACTCCTATAGTATATCCAGTATAACTTCCTATGTTTGACGAAGTCACTTTTGTGCTTGTAATTACATCAGAAGTAGTTTCTATTTTGAGAATATATTTACCACCTTCATATGATAATATACCGTTGAACTGTTTTAAGAAACCATTTATATTTTCAAATACAGATTTAGAAGTATCTACAACACCTGAAGTCTGGTGTCTTGTAACCTCTCTTTGATGGGGAGAGTTCCACCCTAAATATCTCCAATATTTTACAAAGTCTGCATCAAATATACTATATCCAGTATCAAAAGTTTTATTATCAGCATTATATTCAGACACATAATTTCTATACTCACCACTAGAAGACCTAGATAGACTTATAGTTGTACTTGAAATAGTGCCATTAGTATTTAACTTATATAAAGGTATTGAAGTAAGTGGACCTGTAAATCCTGTAGGGTTAGTTCCAGTTGGTTTTGTTGTTTTTGTACCTGCTGATGTTACTCTATAATATCCTGCATCAGTATAAATTATATCTCCTACAGTATAAGAGTGATGATTCTTCATAAACATTTTTGAGAATTTTCCAAAACATTCTTCAAATACTGTATAGTCTGTCCCAGCTGAATCTGTGAAGTCACCTTTAGATTTTACTTTACCCATAGATACCACAGTTCCTGAACTTGTACCATCTGAGGTTAATACATACCTATCTCCAACTGTAGCTGTTTTAGAGCCTGTAACCGTTTGAGTTCCTCTAGTATCACAAGTTCTTGCTGCTAATAACCAGTCTGATAATGAGATGTCTTTTTCTAAATCTAAACCTTTCCCGTATATATTGGAAATAGAATAGTCTAATAACTGTATAGCTGGGTTAATACTTATTCTTTTATCGCTTGTTGTTAGTTTAGTTAATAATTCATAAGTATAAACAGCATTATCAGAATCAATAACATCATCTGGGTCTGGTTCTAAACCAGCGTCCCACATCTGAGATACTGTTGCTACTCTTTCACTTCCATCATAATCTGTTATTTCTCTTATTTGTTCTTGTCTTTGTTTTACGCCATCTATAGTAGTGGTTTTTATTAGTTTAATATCATATCCATTATAAGCATCGTCTGTTGAACTAGCACTACTAGCTAATTTTATTTTATCGTTTGAAACTAATGTTTGTGAGCCTGAAGTAGCACCTGTAGAGTTTCCACCTGTATGAGTTAATGTTGTTCCTGAAGTATCAAAAACAAAACTTTTTCTAAAATAAGGCAAAGAATTGCTTGCCCAAGTAAAGTTCATTAATCCTGCTATACCATCAAAACCAGTTGCAAACCAGTTAGGGTTACTTCCTGTAGCAGCTGTTAAAGGAGCATTGGTAGGAGTACTTACTGTAACATCTACTGATAAAGTTGCTGGAACTGTTCCTGTATGTAGCTTATGATTATAAGTTACCATATTCCAGGTATTAGAGCCATCTGTCATATAGAAAGCAGTAATTGCTGGAATTCCGTCAGTGTAATTTAATTCTGGTGGAGCGCTGAATCTGAATCTTTGTCTTATATTTGCATCTGAATCCACAAATGTCCATTTATCTATAATGGTAACAGCACTATTTATTGTTGCATTAGTATCTGTTCTTTTTAAATCTACTACATCTCCTACTTTGAAGTTTGCTGCGTCTTCTCCACCTGCTCCTGTGTGGTCATAACTATAGTCATAGTTATAACAATCTAGTTCTTTACCTCTAACAACGTACTCTATTTCAGGTACTGTTGTAGAATCTTCAGCAATCTCGCAATCTAATACTATATATGCTGTATCTAATAATCTGTGATTTGGACTCCAATATTCTTCATCTCCTGTAAAATAGTCGTTTTGTCTTTTAAATCCAGGACTTTGAGCAATTGAAACCAAAGTATCGTCTGCTTTTTGGAAAGGGCCTCCAGTATGGAGAGTTAACTGCATATTGTTAGGGTTACTAACTCTTATAGTTTCTCCATCAAGAACACCACCACCATTAGCATCAGTAGCTGTTAAACTTGGTAGATTATTATTTGTATTGTAATAATGATTGTAATATGCGTCTATATATTCTTCTTCATAATCATATCCAGAGTCTCCATATCCAGCAAAACTTCTTTTTGGTGTATAGTTACTTGCATTAGACCCACTTACTCCTGACCCTGATTTTCTGACTCCTCCTAGAGTATTTCCTAAATCTTGTCTGCCTCTACAAAATACTTCTATCCCATCAACAGGAGTTGTTATTGAGTCATCTCTATCGTCTGAATCTTCTTTATTTATACAAACTAAAGGACTGCCATCAATGTATAAATCATATATTCCACCAATTTTTCCTTCTGAAAGTGCATATGCTATGTATATGTTATTAGGGTCATTTGATTTTGTATCAACAAAAACAGGTAATCCAGCAACCCGGTCGATTCCATAAACTACCGGAATTGTTCTTGAAGCTAGTGAGAAATTTAAATTTACATCTCGTTCTACTTCGACATCTTCCATGTAAGTAGATACTTTAACTTTACCGTACCACTTTTTCTTTGTTTTTACGCGCATTTCCTGCTCTATAGCAGTATATGTTGCTAAAATATTTGTGGTTTGTTCTGCGTGCAGAAATCCTAAATCATTTGCATACTCAGGACGAATAGCAGCCTCTGGCTGTCCCCTATTATTAGCGTCTGCAGCCCTGTGAATTTTATCACTGGTCATTCTTCCTTTTATTTGGGCAAAATCTCCCCAATGACTTGTAAGGTTCCATTTTACTCTAAGACCTTGTGTAGGATTATCACTTATGCTAGTGGCATTTATAATCCCTTTAAATATGAGTAAAGGAGCTCCTGTGATTACCCCTGTTTCTGGATTTAAAAATGCTTTATATACAAATACTTCTCTATTGTGATATGATTTTAATGAACCATCATTTATCTCCCCGATCGGACCTTTTAGTTCGTCTGAGGCTACACTTATGGTTATGCTTGTACCACTTGACTGATTTCCAACAGCATGGTCTATAGCAGCTAAGGTTAATGCTGTATTATTTGTTTTTATTCCTGTTATTTTGTAATATTTTCCACTATTAGTACCACCTGAAATTAATATTTTATCTCCTTCCCTGAATCCTTTTTGAACAAAATCTATACCAGAGGTAGTAGGTACACTAAGCACTGAGGAGCTTATAGTTACTTCTGAACTAGTAACACTTAGATTTAGGGATTCTGCAGCGAACTCTAGACTCATTCCAGAGGCTCTTGCCTCTATAGTCTCTTGATAAGTTCCTACTTTTAATATTTTGTCTGCTATATAAGTTTGTGAGCCATTTGAATTTCCATCAGTATCTAAACTTCCATCATCAAAAGCTATATTATGTCCTGCATCAGTATAGTATGCATATCTTACTGCATCAGTACTGAATTTACCATTGAGCATGGCTTTACTAGGTCTTTCGAATTTAATTAAATGACAATAAGAAAACGGCTCATTATTTATGAGTACTTTTCTTAAATTTGCGTTTAAACTTCTTTCTGCCATTATGCCTGTGCTTCTTCTAGATTGAGTGAGAATTGGTACAAGTTATTAGTACCAAGACTATACTGTTGAACATCTGCTTTCAGTATGACTCTAATTAAAGGTTGGTAATAATCAATTGTTGCACCTGAAGAGACAGACCTTTGAAGGTTTGGTGTAAAATACACTATTCTTTGTGATGTGCTTGGTTGACTGTGTAATCCTGAGTGATAAGTTGCATTATTCATAACTCTAGTTACTCTGTAGCTTTTAGTATGCAAACTATCATTACTATCCGTTATTGTGAACATATCGCCTACTTGAGGCTCAGTTGTTTGTGTTGAGGAATGTGTTGCTTGAACCATAAACTCTCCGCCTTGGTTATAAGCAGCAGCTGAAGTAGGGCTAGTACTTTGTGTGTATGTTGTAAAAGCTGAATTTCTTGAATTAAATTGATTTGGTAATTGTATATAAAATGGATTTAACTTCCCTTGTTGTATTAAAAAAGAATAAACTGGTTCGAATTGGTCTCGTGTCATTGGGTTGTATTTTATACTAATATCCCATGAATGAGCTCCAGTACTCCTGGTAATAACTCTTCCACTATTTGTTCGTGATATTTGGGTAGGGCTCTTTGATGAGAAGTCCATTGAAGCATATCCAGGACCTGCTGTTCCTCCATTTCCTGTAGTTAAAGACTGGCCTCCATCTCCTATTGCATTATTTGGGTCTGGAAGTATATTTGTAAATGCTGTAAATGTTGCCATTATCCTCCGTATGCTCCTGTATTAACTTCTTCCATGAATTCTTCTCCATGTTCATTTGCTGCTTCTCTAATCATGCCTATGATGTTTCCTCTTTGCTCTAGTAGTAAATCTTCTACGCCTGCAGCGTCTACAGCATTGATTGAGAAGTTAACATTAGTTGTTCCACCTAATTTATCATTAGGTACAACTTCATATCCTGCTGTTGTAGGTTTCACTATTTCTGGACCTCTTTCTCCTACTAATATTTCTCCGCCTGCTGCATATCCTCTCTTCATTCCAGCTGCTCCGCCAGGTGTAAAGTTGTTTGCATTACTACCGAATCCTTTTTGTCCTCTAAGGAAGGCTAATTCTCCTGCAGACGCTCCTTGAGCTGTGTCTACACTAGTATTTCTTTTTCCTACTTCTATAGTGGAAGGTGCTGAAGATACATTACCTGATGAGCCTTGGAATTGTTGTGCTTTTATTAGGGATATTTGTTTCATACCCATAGCAAGTACCATAGCCGCTAAAGCTGGTCCTACAACTGGTATTTCATAAGCTCTTGTTGCTCCTAAGGCTGTACTGATGACTGCCTGGGCAATATCCATAGTCTTTTTAGTTTCAAAAGCTTTTCTTTGTATTGCTTCTTTTTTCTTTTCCATTGCTTTAATTTTAGCAACGGAAGCTGCTGAATTGCCGTCTCTTTTCTTCTCAGCTTCTATTTGTTTGTCTATTTCGGCGACTTGTGCCTTTGTGTTTTGTTGTTGTAATTGAGATATAACTCCAATAGCTTGCATAGCCATTTGAGCTCCTGCTACTAGTTTATCTCCGAAGCTCGCACCCTCTGTATCAAATACTTTCATAGTCTCTAAGAATGAAGAAGCTAAAGTAAACATTCCTTCTTGGGCCATTGCTATTAATTCACCTTCTGGTCCTAGTTCTTTTAATGATTCTCTCATTGGGCTTAAGAAATCAGTCATTTTTGCAAGAGTCTCTGAGTCAAATCCTATATTTTTATTCCAGTTTCCATCTTTATCTTGAAGTTGTGAGAATAGTAAGTCGGCATTCTCTAACATTTTTTCACCTTGTAAGGTTTCATTGATTAGTGATGTTTTAGAGAGTCCTACAATCGCTTGTTCAGCTTTCATCTGTTTGATTTTAGCATCTGCTGTGGCTTCTGCAAGTGATGAAACATTTTCCATTTGAGTTTCAATATCTTGAATAACTTTTTCATCTACACCCAAAGCTTCCATTCTTGCTCTCATTATTATAAGCTCTATTCTTAATTTCTCTACTAGTAATTCTTTTTCTTTTGTTGCTACTCTTATTTTTTCAGCTGCAATTCTTTTTTCTGCGTCTAATTTTTGCGCAGGAGTATTTTCTATACCTCTTCCTTTGCCCGCTGCATTCAATGCCTCTTGTGCTTTTATTGTGGCCTCTTGTGCAGCAAACATTTTCTTTGATTCTTGAAGTCTCAACTTGTCAATAGCTAGTGATTCTTTATCAAGTAGAGCTTTTTTCTCTGTATCTCCTACTATCTTTTCTGTTGTTTTGCTTAAAGTTTCTTCTGCGTCTAAGATTTTTGCGTATCTGCCTAACTCTTCCTCTGACATCTCTGACATCTGCTTCTTCAACTCACCATTTTCCTTAAACAAACCACTAGTTTCTTTCGTAAACTGTAATTCTTTTTCTTGTAAATTTTTGGATATAGTCAATGCTTTATTAGAAGATGTAATTCTAAGATTTGCTGCTGCTAAGTTCATCTTTTGATATTTACTTGCTCCAGCTGTTAGTCTTTGCTGATACTTTATTTCGGCCTCATTAAATAGTTGCATTTTATGAATTTCTTTAGCTAATTTAGTGACTGCTTCAGTTCTATTTGCTATTAAATCACCTAGCCCTAGCTCATTAGCTATTCTGGCTTTTGTAGCTTCAATTTCTTCTTTGGATAAGTTTAATGATTCTTTTGTTGCTTCCTTGACCCTTGTATTGTATGTCTCCATTGCTGAAGATAAGTCTTCATTATGCATCAGCATTCTTACAAATGCAGGTTCTGCCTGGTCTAACATCTCTACTAAAGCTCCTGAACCTTGCTGATTAGGGTCTGCTTCCATTACACCTAACATTTCTTCAGATATTACCTTTAAAGTTGCTAAATAAGTAGATATTTTTCCTTTCTTAGTAAATTCTTGATTAAATTCGGACATTTTTTGTTTTGCTTCTCTTAGTGTTTCAGTTAATACTATTAAGGATTGTCCTTGCGCGGTAGTATCTTGTACACCTATTCTCATAGTTTTCTGTAAAAATTCTTGAACATTAACAACAGCACCAGTTGCATCAACTAAACCCTCTGTTGCTGATATTGTTTCCCACATTGATTCTCCGAAGAATTTTTGTACTGATTCACCTTTTGCTATAGATTGTAAGAAAGGGTTTATATCAAAATCGCTAGAAAGATTTTTTCTTAATTCTTTTGAGCCTTCTCCTGCCTGTTTTAACATTTCTTCAAAAGCCCTTATTTCATGAATACCAGCTTTCATAATACCACTATCAAGCAACCCTAGAGTAGCACCACTCATTGTAAACTTAAAAGCCTCTTTTATTGCTCCTGCTTCTCTTTCTAATTCTTGTAAATCTCCTGCTAAGCTATCTTTTCCTTCTACTTTTATTTCCCATTTTTCTGGTAAAATATAGTTTATCTTGTCTGCTGCCCAAATTGTTGCTTTTATCCACCATTGTAAAAACTGATTCCATCCGGCTCTTAGATTTAACCACATTATGTTAAATCCTGACTTAGTCATAGCAAAGAACTTTCCTGCCTTCGTTCCTAAGTCTTGAAAAATTCTTCCTACAAAGGTTAACTTCGCATTGGCTTTTTCCTGTTCTGCTTGCAGCTCTTCTAATGAATCAAGTAATGCTGTATTGGCAGTTGCTGAAGCCATTAGAGCTTCTGCGGATGTTTGGTTCGCTCTTGCATTTCTACCCTGACTCTCCGATAATTTATCAATATTTGAAGCAGTTTGTTCCATTGCTTTATTTAAAGCAGATGCTTCTCCTCTAAATTGACCCAACCATCTGAAAGCACCTACTAATAATGATATTAGTAAATCTAGCAAGAATAGTAGCTGACCTATGACAGGAATTGCTGTAAATATTCCTTTAATGGCTACTCTTGCTGTGAGCCCAAAAGACTTGAAACTCATCTTAGCCATAAACAGAGGTTTTTTCAACCACATAAAGCTAGTAGCCATTGTCTTGTTGCCGAACGCTATTTTTTTCTGGTCAGCCATATGAGCTTTGCCGGCCCACCTTGCTCGTTTCATTGCTTTCATATGACCTTTAAAACTTGAGTCTTTTTCAAGATTGCTAAATATTTTTGATTCTACTCTTCCAAGTTGTGCTTGTTTACCAAGAGAACTTGCCCCCATGCTAATAGTTGATCCTTGTTGCCTTGCTGCATTTAAAGCTTGTATGTCTGCTAACTCTTGTTTTGCTAATGCTATTCTTTCTCTTACTAAGGCTATTTGTTTTACTGTTCCGGCTTTTATCCTTTTTTGAGCTCCTAAAATATAATCATTTAATTTTTTCTGTGCTTTTTCTAAATCTTTTGTTTCGTATTCGCCTTTCTGTATATTTTTAGCTAAATCATTGTATCCTTTACCCATACCTTTTATGGTATTAATTTTTTTCTCATATGACCTTATTACTCTCAGGTTTGCTTGTTCTTCCTTTTTAGCATTTTCTAGGGCGTCGCCTGCATTTTTCGCTGCTATCATACCTAACTTTGATATAATAGGTATTGCTTGATTTAAAACACCTTTAGTTATAACCATCATAAAGCCCATTAAGGCCATTTCATTCTTTGCAAAGAATCCCGCTATAGGCCCAAGTATCATATTGAAGGCGTCCATTATCTTTCTTCCTAATTCCATTAGAGTTGCCCCTAATTCATCAAAGTTACTTGCGTCTTGGTCAAATAAATCTCCAAATTTTCTCTCTCCTTGCTCCGCTATTTCATTAGCAAAAGCCATACGTTTTTCAAATCTGTTTAATTCACTTGCCGCTTTACCTAACGTGGCTGCGTATTTTGCTGCAGCGTCATCTACTCTTACAAATAGTCCTAATTCGTCCAAAATTTCAGGCTCTAGTTTAGCTGCACCACGAGTAACCCTGTCAATCGCATCTCCTACATCTCTACCTAAAGCCAAAGCTGCCGATTTAGCTACTTGGGTTAATTTTTCCATCTGACTTGGGTCAAAACCAGCACTAGCACCTACTGAGGCTGTTTGCATAGCTTGAGCCATATCAATCGCTCCACCTGCTACACCCCTTATTCTCATAGATAAGGCTTCTAAATTTTGACCAGACTTACTCCCTAGAATTTCTAGTGAGTCTATCATGGTTTGTACTTGGGCTGCTTGTTTTAAAGCATTGAATGCAGCGGTTGCTGCGAAAACGTTAGCTGCTAATGTAGCATACGCTCCAACAAGGCCAGAAGAACCTGACCCCATTGTTTCTTTCATTTTAGAAAAACCTTTAGCAGAAGATAGATTACTTTGGTATAAGGATTTTTCTTTTTTATGAGTATTATCAGAAGTCTTATTAAGCTTTGTTCTTTCCTTATTAAGGTCTTTAGTCTCTTTTTTAGTGTCGCCAAGCTGCTTCGAGAGCTGCTTAGCCCCCTTACTCGTCATCTGTACTTCAAAGATTACCTTACCTTCTGCCATGTTTTCCTATTTTTTCCTAATTTTATCTATCTCAGCTTTTAGTTTTTTCTGAGATGCTTTGATTTGTTTTCCGTCAAGATACATTAGTATCTCTAAACACCAATCTTTTTCATGGGTTGTTTCTATCCCATATAATTCAAGTAGTAAATCTAGATTTGTGAAATCTTTTCCCACATAACCTACATCACCGTAAATTCTGTCCCCGAGAGTATAAAATATATTTACTGCTCTTGATACAGATTCTGGAAAATCCTCAGCATCTGGAGGTATTCTATCCCAATCTATTTCTTCTCCCGTTTGTTCGACCATACGTAAGTATTGGTCTTTTGTCATACCTATGTTTTCGTGATCAATCCACAGGTTGAGCTTCTTCAGTAGTTTGTTTTTCGACTTTTGTACGAAAGTTTTCTAAGTCAAAGACTACCTCATTGAGCCAATTATCAAACTCTGTTGAGTTTTCCACTAATTGTCTAGCGTTTTCTTGAGTATAATCTAGCTCGTCTTCTACATTTTGTCCTTGTAGGTTTACTAGTAGTAATTCTTCTAAAAATTTTAGTTTGAATCCTTTCCAACCTTTTACAGTTGCTTCTGTAAATTCAATTAAGAATTTATTTTCATCTAAATTTTCTTCAAATCCTCTAGTTTTTCTATTAAATTTGTTTGTAGTACACTTTTTTCTTAAGTTTACTAATTCTTTTCGGGATAGGTTTGCAAGTTCGACTTCAAATCCGTCGAGCCCTGGAAACTCTACCCAAGTGGTCTTACTGTCGACCAAAAGGCTTTTAAGTTCCATATTTTTTTTCTCTCTCCTATGAGTATGTTGTGATTCTAGTTCCTAATGCTGTATTATCTGTTGAGCGAAAATCGTAGCTTTGAGTATAAACATCTGCTACATTAACTCTTGCTGTGTACATAGCTGGATTTATTTGTATAGCCCAAAAAGTTGTACCATCAAGTTTTTTAGCGCTAATATTGATATTACTGTTAGTACTAAAATCATCAAATTGTGTTATATTATTATCTGTTTGGTATTGAGTTATTGCTCCCGAAACAATTCTGTTCTCTACCGTATATGCACTCGGAAACATGGCATTACTTGAGTTTGTAACACTCAAGCTATCATGTAAAGTTTCAAAGGGTGTCCAAGTTATATTATTTTGTATTTGTAGATTAGTTCCGACAATATTATTCATATCTAAACTATCTATAGTTACTACTGGATAAACTTGAAGAGGGTTTCTTGTGGAAGACTCAGATTGAAGACTTCCAGGAATAGAATAACTTTCATTCCCTACCCTACTTAATTTTGTTCCCTGTCCACTAACACCTATTTTGAATTGCTCTCTTGGATTAAAGGCAAATTCTGCTGAGGTTATTACACAGTTTTCTGTTTTAAAAGTGCTGTTTGTTGTCTGAACATACATATCAAAAACTTTTAGTTGTTGTGTTTCTATATCAGAATCACTAGTACTTACTAAGTCAGATATTAAATCCATGACAATAGACTCGTCCTTCTCTACTGTTAGAGGAACTGTAAAACTAAATTGAGCCGGATTGGCTTTAGTTACTTGTGTTCCCTCAAACATTTTTGATTGATCGTGCAAAGTCTTTACTGGGTACGAATCTTCCGCAAATGTTTGGGAAAAGCTTAGGGCGGTACTTGTATATATTCTATACTTGTTACCGCCATAAACTATGAATAGCTTACTCTCCTTGAGAAAACTATAAGACATTTTACTAGGCGTCTAGTGCACGCGCAGCGTTATGTGAATAACCGCTTTGAGTGTGTTCTGTACTACCTAAATACTTGACTGACATTTCATCGCCTGTCAACAAATCAGTTCCGTGAGCTGCGAACTCTACAGAAGCTGAGATAAGGTCTGCCACTTCTACTGTCGGAACAGATAAATGACATTTTGGCATGTTAAATTCAACACCTGGTGCTGTAAAGTCGTTAGCGTCCATCGCATCACCATCTGAAGCGACTGTTCCTGCTACACCCATGTATAAACGCATATCAAATACGTTTGTAACTAAGTCTGTTGCATTAGCTAAGTCAGTTAGAAGCTGATTAGAGCCATTGGTTTTTGTGTCAAGGTACATGTTCAAAGAACCACTTACTACCCTAGCACCTGTAAATGAGCCAATCGGCTTATCTACAACACCAATAGTTTCTGGTGTTACATAAGTAACATTGTTTGCTACAGTTATAGAGCCACCTGTAATATTAATATCATAGGTTCTGTTATCTAAACCGTTTGAAGCTGCTCCACCACCTTGTGCGTCTGCATCTAAGTATAAACTTGAAAGTTTATTTCTTAAATAGTCAGCATCACTTGGGCCAGTAGTATCAGCATAATTATATGTCTCAGCATAAGTATCTGTATTACCACTTGTTGGTGTTGCATTTGAAGTTCCTTGAATAATATATTTTGAAGGGTCTTCTATTGCTTCTGCTACCTGGTCAATTGTTGTTGCGTTTCCAGACCAAGTAATTTGTGCTATACCGTCGATTGAAAAATCGATTTCAGCTTGGTTAATTTGTGCTTGGTTTAACCTGTATGTTGTATTTTCTAGTGCAAAGTAAATACTTAATTTCATAAGTTCGTGAACATCTGATTGGTCAAATTTGGTTAGTGAACCTGTGGCTGCACTTGTTGTTACCTGTACACCAGCGCCTGAAGCGTCTGAAGCATTAGGTAATCCTGTTCCTGATATTGCTGCCCATAGTAGGTTTTCACAACAATCGTATGTTCCGTCTGCTCTAAAGCTAGCTGCTCCATGTACAAATGGTCGTACATAAGTACCGAATGACCATTCTGCAGGTGGTAAAGAGTCGTTAAACCTCTTTGAACCCCTGTTTGGCGCTGCACCAGCTTCATTAATTGTTACATCAGTTGAATCAGATCCTTGTGAGAAACTATATCCATCTAATACACCAATTCTAAATGTGTTTGCATCTACTTCATTTCCTTTGAACTTTCCAGTTCCAGTCCTAGTACCATCTGCTGTTGTTGTACCTGCGACTGAGTCGACAGTTACTACTAATCCGGAAGCACCCGAATTATTAGTACCAGCATAGTTTTCTACGGCTGTTTCAGTTGCAGTTTCGTTTGCTGCGAACGCTGCTCCTCTAAAGTTATTGGGAACATATATGCTTGATACTGGGCCAGTTGAACCGCCTCCAGTAATAGCTGCTACGATACATTTGAAGCCAGTACCGCTACTACTAGTTGTTCCTAGTGTTACGATATCGCCTACAGCGTAGCCTGTTCCGGCAGTACTAACGTGACAGGTTTTTACTCCGCCAGTAGCACCTACTCCATTTACGGAGCTGACAAATACTTTAGTATTTCTCGATAGATTTAAAGCCATTGCTTTCTCCTATTTTTTACTTTGAAAGTACGTAGCTAGATGTTTATCAGCTGTGTAATTTCCTTTTAATACCTACACTCTAGTACCAATTCTCCAACTCCTAAAGGGTCTAATACTCCTTCATCGGTTGTTATTGATCTTAGAGTTAAGGAAGTCGTTGTTAAGTTCGGACTTACAGTATCGTCGTAAGTCAGAACATCATTTTCGTCTATTACTCTTTCTATGTCCTCACATAAAAGAGCCAAGACTTCTTGTGGGTCATCTTGATCTTCAACATAAACTCTTATGCTTAATTCCATAAATCTCCACTTGAACTCGTTTGGTTGATATTCTCTAGTTTCGTCTCCTGCTACTACGCATACTTTTGGATACTCTTGAATATCATCTAAAAAACTCATTCCGTTGTGAGCATTTTGAAAAACATTTGAATTGTATGGGTAATTTCCATCAATTAATTTAATCTTTTCCACTATAGCATCTGCTATTTTCTTTCTAGCTGTTCTGTATGTAGATGCCATTATACTCTCCTAAGTTGTGTAAATTTTTGCTTTGTGTACTGTTCCGCTAATTCTCTTATACTTTTAGCTATTAACGGTTTTGGGTTATATGAGCCTCTCCATCTTCGCTTTCCTGTGCTTTCAAAAGTTTCATATACACCATCTTTATTTTTACTTACACCACCACCAGTTCTCATATATGTATAGTTACCACTAATACCACCAGCTGTTTCTCTCAAACTTATTATCTCAGCACTGTTTGAAAAAATACCAGTTCTATTAGTAAGCTGGGGATACCCCATTTGTCTTCTAACTTCAGCAGGTAATCTTCTATTTATATCTCTTTTTAATTTGTTTAATTCTCTTTGGGCAATTCCGGCTCCGCCTTCTTTCTTTCTAGACTGCATTCTGCTTACTAATGCTGCGGCAGTAGCCATTGCTTTTATTGCTTGTGCTGACTCTTTTTGTAGTCTTAACTGTTCTCTGCTTTTCTTAGCGTACTTTGTTCTTTTTCTACCTGACTTATTACTTTTAGTCTTGGTTTTCTTTGGAGTATATTTCTTACCTGTTAATTCTCCCATAGTTCTCTTTACTAGTTCATCACCTACGGTTTTTGAACCTATAATATCTAAAGAATTCTTTCCAATCTCTCTTAAAATCTTCTGCTCAGCTGGAGTCGCCTTCTTAGAGGATTTCATATTTACCCAGTCCTTCATACCTCCGCCAAACACAGTAGCCGCTTGTCCTGTATGACTTTCTACTCCACCCTTAATATCTGCATTATCCTTTGCATCTATTACTTGCAAGGACATAAGTTCACCATCTACGTTATTTGCAGCATCTCTAAACTTCTGTTTAGTAGCTGTTAAGTCGTAATCAACTTTTGCTAGGTAGTCATTTCTTAATTTTTCGTAATTTTCTGGTGTCATATTGCCACCACTTCTAAATGCTTCTAACATACCGCTATTCATAGCTATTAGATTTTGTATCTTCTTTATTACCTCTTGTACCCAATACCTGCTTCTTTTGAATATTGCCTGATTACCTTTTGCATCAGCTTTACCTGTTGGTATTCCTACTACATCACCTTCCATATCTGCGAGAATAGATACAAAAACGTCATACATACCTACTAATCTAAGACCTATTATATTCACATCTGCGTGGTCTAGCTGTAATCCCATATCTTTTAAACCTATATTTGTGTTTAAAGACTTTAGCAAGGTATTTATTACTATAGACATCTCCTTTTGTGTCTGCGGGTTGTTTTTAAACAACTCTACAAGGTGCGGATCAACTTTTGCGAGTTCTATTCCAAGCTTTTTCATCTCTTCCAAAGTCTCTATAGGCATAATCAGTTCGGCTTTCATACCGTCCCCTACAATATCTCTAGTCTCTTCTGACCCAAGTATTAAGTTTTTCTTAATTGCTTCTAGATATTTATCCCAGTTTGTTCCACTACTTCCTTTAAAAGTAGCTTTAATTTTGATATCATCAGCCACTAGCTATATATTTTATACATATCAAGTATTCTTTTGATATGGTCTGGGAATCCTATGTTACCAGTCAAACTAGAAGATAGTACGTTTTCTACTGATGCTCCTGAAATAGATTGTCTTTCTTTTCTTTCATCTTTCATATAGTACTTGATTAAATCAAATACTGCAAGTTTTAAATCTTCGGGTGTGCTAGTATAACCAGCCCTATAAACTACTTTTACTGCCTTCATTCCTTTGGGCCAGTACTTAGTACCAGTACTATTTGTACGTACAATACTGTCAGAGTCTGTGTCTAAAACATATTCATATTTACCACTACTGTCAGAATTTTCTGTGATTAGTGTAACGTATGATGATGCTTGGTCATCTCTTTCTTGTACTTGTGATACAGATATTAGAGGAGATTCAGATAGTATTATTCTGTCAACATAGTCATCTTTTATATTAAAGTATTCTGTTTTATCAGAACCCGCATAGTCTATAATAGACGTTCCGCAATAAGTTTTTACAAGTTGTGAAACTTGGTCAATAACTACTTCTATTCGGGCATCATTCTTTATGCTCTGAAGGCCTGCGAAGTCTTTGTACTGTTGTAATGTTACTAAATCTGCCATAATTTTAAAAAGTATGGTGGGGAATACACCCCACCATAAACATTAGCTATTAACTAGCTTTGTATTGTAAAGCGTGAACTGAAGTCGCGTTTGCAATCATATCGGTAAATCCGATTCTTTGCGATGCAACTAGAACTCTTCTTTGGTTTGCTACTTCGTAGTCAGACTCGATTGTAACACCTCTTAATCTTGGCATTACATAGTTCTTGGTGTACACTGCACAACCATAGAACTTAGAGACCGCTGGTGTAGCGAACTCGTCACAAACGATTACTTTAGAACCGAAGACCTCTCCGATTTCACCATTAAGCTTAGTAGCCATGTTGCCAACTAGGTTGACATCTTGGAACTCAGCGTCACTTAGCAAGTTAAAGTACTCAGTTGAGTTAACAATGTACATTACATCTTTAGGGTTAATTCCGTATTTACCCATTTTCTTTCTAGCATTTAACAAAGTAGCTGCTGTTAAAGATTCAGATGCGAATGCAGTTGTTGATTGAGTTACGTGCGAACCAGATGAGTTAGCGCCTGCAGCGATAGCTACTAGGCCATCAAAAGCTGCTTGTGATGTACCATATACACCATCAGCGTGGTCACCCACTAGTATAGCATTCTCAATACCTCTTGCATGTGATCTAATGATTGACTCCCTGATTAAAGGAAGAATCGGTAGAATTGCGTCTTCTTCAGTTTCGTTACCTAAGTAAGATTGTGAAATAAGTTTTTTAGTTGAAAGAGTTCTTTCTGTTAAATCAACACCTGCGTATGGAGAACCATATGCGTCACCCCTTTCTTCTAAGTTACCATGTGGTGAACTTCCAGAAGCTGTTTGGTTACTAGTAAATTCTGCGTAACCTGCATCTGGTAAGATTGGTATGATTTGAGTTGCTGATTGCATTGGAATTTCTCTAAATAGAGGAGCCAATACTAACTCTAATTGAATATCTCTTTCGATATTTGTTGATACTGTTTGTTCAAAATCAGCTGATGAAACGCCAACGCCTGAATGAGCATTAACTTTTTCCATAGTTTCTTTCGCAAGGTTTGTATCCCAGCCTTTACCTGTAGCAAGACCCATTACCCAAGCGTCATCAATGTCGCTTTGGAAGGCTTTTGCCCAGTCGCTGTTTTGTCTGTCGCCAAAGACTCTTTTTGACTCACGCATTGCGTTAATCTCTTCTTTTTTATCAGACAGTTCAGTTTTAAGTTCGTTAACAACGGATTCTAGGTCGCCCTGTCTTTCTTCAACGCGTTTTTCAACGTCATTGATAAGCTTTTCAGCTCCAGATAGGCCAGCAGTCACTATTGTTTTAACTTTTTCTTGCTCAGCTTCTTTTTCAGCTACAACTGCATCTTCTGCAGCCTGCTTCTCTTCAGCGTCGCTTAACTCTTTTGCCTTTTGTTCTGCTTGTTGCATTGCGATTTTAGCAGCAGTTGATTTTGCCACCTCTTCCGCGAATGCTTTTAAGTCTAACTCAGCATCTGGAGTAGTTTTTTCTGTAGACATATGTCTCTCCTGTTGAGTGGTTTTACCCACGGCTTGTGGCGCATCAATTTCGTCAGTTTTTACTGCTTCCATATCATGAGCCTGTTTTACGTCATTAGTAAAGTTAGCTTTCCATTCATCATATTCTGATTGAGAATCGAATGATTTTGCAATCGAAAACATTGCAGTCTGGTTGCAAGGGACACTTACAACAGACACTTCGAATAATTCAGCGTCCTTTATTTGGTATCCGTCAGTTTCCTTTAGATAATCAGCGTCCTTGACTCGGAAACCCACGGAAAATGCTCCAAGTACGCCATCTTTTATAAGATCTTTTACCTCACCCGCAGACTTAGAAATTCTAGCTCCGAGCTCGAGGCCTTTGTCGTTTACTTCTATGGAAGTAGCACGACCAATTGGTTTGTTATAGTCATGGTTAAACAGAATTATTGGATTACCTTTAAAGTTTTCCAATCCACCGTTTTTAGTCCATGCGTCATGGTCAATAATATCACCGGCTCTATCCGATGCGTTAGTGCTAGCATATCCTTTGATATTAACACTTCCATCATCGTCTTCACCTAATGTTTTGAAAGTCGATGACCAATGAAAAATTTTATCTGACATAACTATTTACCCTTTTTTTCAGCTTTTTTAGGAGCTGGCTTTGCCTTTGGTTTAGGGGCAGGAGCAGGTGCTTCTACTGGAGTGTCTTCCCACCCAGCAGTTACCATCATCTGTTGCATTCTTGCCCATGAGCCAAAAGCTCTTTTTGCAACCATAAAACGCATTGGAGCGTCATCAGCTGCTTTATATTCTTCAATAGAAAGAACTTTTCCTTTCTTTTTGAAGTATTCCATTAATACTTTTAGTACTTGTGGTCTATTCATCTTGTGTTTCCTCTGTTTCTTCGGGTGGTCTACCACCTTCCTCTGGGTTAACTGCACTACCTGCTATATTGGCAGGTACTCTTAATTCATCATGTCCGTCTATTGCTTCCATGTTCATTGCATCTCTAACCTCATTAGGTGTCATAATACCTGTATTGACTAAAGTAGCATAATATGCTGCTTGGTCTCTCAATTCTGGTTGTAGTGCTGGTACTCCATGCACATCTTCAACTAGTTGAAATCCAAAGTATCTTTCACACGCGTATCCAATTTTTCTAACAATAGGTAGTATAGTTTCTAAATAATAGAGTCTATGATTAGGTCTAATATTTGCATTATTACCACCATCTAATAAAATTGGTGGAACTCCTAGTGCTTCTAAAATTATTTTTTCATTAGCGGCGATTGATGGTTGAAAATCTAGCTCTTTAAAGTTTACTTTAGTTAAGCTATCTACCTCTAAACCTCCGTCTAATATAAGTGGTCTTTTTCCACCGTTTTTAGGATTGTATCTAGTACTCCAAGCCTGTAACATTCTTTCCTTGATTCTGTCAGAAAGAGTATTAGGACTCTTAAGTACTAATCCTGGAACTGCTCCATTTTTGAAGAAGTTATCCTGAAATTTTCTCATATTATCCATTAAGTACATGGTTCTATAAGCTGGTTTCAATCTAGGTACTCCCCTGTATATTGATTTGAATGAGTTTTCCTTAATATGTATAATTTCATAAGGGGAGTAGTCTATGTGACCATCATATACATACTTATTAATATAGGTCTTTGTATCAGATTCTATAGTAACATTATTCGCAGGTAAATGATAGAGATGGGCACCATCATAATAAATGAAGATGTTTCCATCAATCAATAAGTCAATAATTAAATTTCTTTTAAAACTATTAACATCTTGAAAAGGGTTTGGCTCTTTGTTTAGTAGTAAGTCTACACGACTTCTACGAACATTCTGCACCATAGGTGTTATGCCATTAATCTTTTCGCCTACTTCAAAAGGTATATCTGCGCTATCATCAACAATCATATTGACTGCCCTATTGACTACTTCTAGTTCTTCGTAAGCTGAGCGATAATTATCTTTCTTCTCACGAGTGTCTATTGATGTACCTTCTTCTAAGCCAATGAAAGATTGAGCAGGATTTAACTTCTCCTCTCTTTCTATGCCTAAAAATCTATCATACCATGCCATGTTTTTCTCTCTGTATCTCTACCCATCTTTTTTGTTTTAATGCTGTTGCCAATTTTGGTCTCTTACCGTAAATGCTATGCAGTCTTATGTGATGAGTTTTACATAGGGTAGCTGCTTCATCGTATACTTCGACGAGATGCTCTTTAATGAACTGTTCTCGTATATTCATGATTTCATCGGCTGAGGTAATCGTAATTTTGTTATCCTTTAGCCATTTGTATAGTAGCTCAGTCATTCCGTAGAAGTGGTGAAAGTCTAAATTTTCTGTTTCTCCACAGATAAAGCATTCCGTTCCTTTATTATATCCTGATTTCGCTTTATCCCTAACGTACTTGACTAAATCTCTTTTTAAATCCATAAATTCCTATTAGTTAAAATTATACCAAAAATTCACCTTCTTGTCAACATTTATTTTTTGGTAGGTCATTGTTAAAAAGTATGGGCTGATGTCTCAAAGGTGTACAGCGCATAACGTAAAGCATCTGACATATGAGATGCCATATTATGTTTAGGTTTTTCTCTGAGTAAATTAGGATTAGGGTCCCATTGGTACTGGTCAACTGCCGACAATGTTTGTTGACATTTTTGGTCTATTATGAGAATGTCATTATCAATAATTCCTGCTGCATGTCCAATTCCATCTAGAACTGATTTTTTCGCATTGATAGTAGTAATATCATAATTTTGTGCTAGGTCGAATCTGGTTTGTTGAGCTGCGGAATCAATATAGATGTAGTCTATGACATATTTATCTATCATTTTGCGTATTTCTATAGCATGCTGTTCAGTAGTTCTTTCAGCGTCCATGTATTCATCTATTAGATAATATTTTTGTTCGTCCCAATCATATGCTATAACACATAAAGCTGTTGGGTCTTTGTATCCTACGTCTAATCCCGCAAATACATCCATATTGCTAGTATCTAACTGACTTAAATCGGCAACACATTCTTCAAAATTAAAACTCCAAACCTGTCCTTCATAAGTATTAAAATCAGCAAGATATTCCTGAGCAAACTCTGCCTGAGACATTGCTTTTTTAGCTTCTCTTATATCTTCATCACTAAATCTAGGATTTTCATGATAAGTTGCTTTTATTGATGCCCAATCGTGAAATTCATCACTAAAACCTCTGTGATAAAAGTCTGCAAACCAATTATTTCTTCCCCTTGGCGTTGAAATAAATACAGCTTTACTGTTTTCTTTATCTAGGGTAGGTCTGAGTGCGACATTAAAAGCGTCTTTGCCGTCTGCTAAAGCTGCCTCATCAAAGATGATTAAATCATAAGACCTACCAACAGTAGAGTCTACCTGATTTACTGAACCCATTCTAATAGTGGAACCATTAGAGAGTTCTATAACTTTATCCTTTGCGTTATCTCTTACCACCTCCAAGTCAAAGTGCTTAATAAGCTGTCTTTGTAAATCAAAAGAGATTTGGGATAAAGAATAGTTCGGTGACATAATTAATATATGAGAGCCAGGCACGAGTGACACAAGCTGTCCAATTACATTTGTGATATAAGTTTTGCCCTGTCGCCTAGAAATGGCGGCACACACGAATCTATATTTTGGGTTGTTGACTGCGTTTATAAGTGCAGTCTGTGAAGTATTAGGTGTGATACCTAATAAGTTCATATATTCTGATATTGGTAACTTGATAAACCTTTCGGTTGCATCAAAGTTCATCAACTCAGAACTTTCTATATCTGTTCTACTAACATCTAACATTTTAGTGTATTGTTGTTTTTTGTTTAATAAGTTCTGTTAGTCCTGTAATGCTGTCGTCTTCAAATAAATTATTTTTATCGCAAACATTTAATAGGTATAAGTAGCCTAGACATAAATTTGTCATGGTTTGGTCTGCATGGGATAATCCACCCCTAGTTTCTGCCTTCTTATGCAGAACACTTAGGGTGACTGTGCAAGTCTCCGCTACATCATCTAACCAGTTATCGTTCATTATGGTGTTACTACGCCTACGCCTTTTACTTCAGCATGAGCTGCGAAAACTTTTTCTTCCCTTTTCTTTCTAAGGAAAGATACTTCCCCAGCGACAAGAGTAAAAGTTGCGACAGTGTTACCACTTGAATCTGTTACAGTTACTAATCTGTTTGTTGAACCACTATTTACTAGTCTAACATCATCTGCATCTCCAAATGTACTGGCTGCACCTGATGAAGTACCGCATGCGGCTTCTGATCCGAGTAATCTCATTTACTTCTCCTTTTTATTTTTCTCTGCTTTTCGTTTAGCTTTTATCATAGCATCATCTATATCAACGTCTCCGTCCATATCCGCATCTTTGCCATTGATTATGTTCCAAACTTTTAAAGCTACTTCTTTAATTTTTTCCATATTCTTTCCTTTTGGTGATTGGGCGTACGCTTTGGTTTTATCCTGGTACGCCCACTATTATTTAACTTGTCTAGAATATGTCTGACTATTTTTTCTTTTTTGTTCTTTTTCTACCCTTTTTCTTTTTAGGCCGACCCTTTTTAGAGCCGTAAGAACCTTTACCCCAAGGCATTATTCGCCTGGTTGATTCTTTGCCTTACCAATATTAAGAGCTAGCATGTCGATAAACTTATAAAGCTTACCCATCCATACATCATCTTTTGGTGTCGGTGTAGAAGCTGCAATTAAACTTGCCACCGTAACTATCATAGTTACATATCCTACTAATTCCATTAACATATTATTTCTCCCATTTTCCGAGAGGACATTTAGTCCTTCTCAACTTTGCCTTTAAAGGTATAAAACATTTGCATTTTTTACAAACCTTTAAAGAGGTGTAGTGCTCACAAGTACTACATATAATAAGCCTAGTCTTGTGCTGGCTCATTCTTGACTGTAGTAACTTCTCTATAGTACACTACAACATCTTTTAGTTCAGTGATATATCTTTTTAACTCTTGCATATTGTATGCCATCATTTCGTAATCTGGTATGCTTAATGCTAAAAAGACTAATTCGCCTTCCTGTTCTTCTATGATTTTTAACTGCTCTTCCCAATTGTCAGGAGTTACAGTTAACCATTTCACATCTTTTAGGTCAATTTCTCTAGGCATAACAGGTTGGATAATATTTCTATCCATCGGTTTTGCTGTGACCTCTATCTGTTTAGTTGGAATTAGGCTGCAACTGCAAACCATCATCGAGATTATCAACGGTATCGCTAAGCTTTTCGATGTCTTCCATAATGTGTTTTGTTCCATTGTTTATTTTCCTTTGCATTTCTACAGGGTCAGATAGAATTTTTGCAGTTAATTCATAATTTTGAATAAATTGTGTATATCTGTTCAACTCTCTCTGTGCTGCTTGACTTTTCTTAGTCATATTTTGAAGTTGTTCTGTCTGTAGAGTAAAATCTGCTTCTAGTGCAGCGATTGCTTCTTCTTGGGTAGCAATTGCTCCCTCTAACTGTAAGTTATTCGCTGTTAATGTTTGATTTTGTTGGTATAAGTAGTAACTTCCAAGTGAAAGTACTAAAATTATGCCTATAAATAATTGATTCATATTAAAATATCCATATTAATAGTATTGCTATTACGAACCCTTTAGTAAAAGCAACCCATAACATTTTATAATGGCTCCATCCTAATAAATCTTGCCATTTTTCGACTAGGTCTTCGTGCCAGACAATAAAGTCCAGCCATTTATCTTTTAGAAATTCTTTCATAGTGCTTGTATCCTGTAATTGAGCCCTTCAGCTCCTCTAATTTCTACTATATCACCCTCTTGGGTTTTAAATTTTAGAAAATTAGGTTGTTTTTTGTAAAACTTACTAACTATAAAAGTCTGGTCGTCTGCGTCGCCCCAGGTTTGATTATAACTTACTTTTAATTCGTGATAAGTAACAAACCAACTTTTAAGCCAGTACCAAAATTGAGTTAATTTCTCTAATAACTTCTTAAGAGTTTCCACTGACTTTCTCTAGCCCTACTTCCGCTAGCTCCTTAGTCATGTATCCGCACTCTCCGCCTTTCCAAGCAAAGAACCACATACCATCTCTTTCGAAAATTTCTCCGTCATTAGTAGGTGCTTTCATAGTACTCTTTTTAGGTGCTTTCATATCTTTTTTTGAATAGTCATCCATCATATCGGGCCTCCATTGTGTTGCCTTTTTGCCTTTTTAGACTCCCAGTGTTCTATTGCTTTCTTTATGCCTGATTCAGCTAATACTGAGCAATGCAATTTGATGGGAGGTAATTCTAGAACATCTGCTATGTCCTTATCTTTAATTTCTTTTGCTTCTTCTATTGTTCTTCCTTTTAACATTTCTACAAACATTGTAGAAGAAGCGATTGCTGAACCACAACCATAAGTTTTAAACTTAACATCTAGTATTCTATCGTTATCGTCTAACTTTAAGTCTAGTTTCATTACGTCGCCACAAGATGGTGCTCCTACCATTCCTGTTGCTACATTTGGGTCTGAGGGGTCAAATCTACCCACTGAGTGTGCGGCAGGGTTGTCTAAGACGCTTTCGAATCTTTCAACAACCTTGCGCGAGTATGCCATCTAGAAATGGAAATATAATCCTAACGAAGCGTTGTCCATGAATTGGTCTTGTCTTGCATCGTCTAACATGTAGAAACGTGCTTCCAAGTTATCGCCGAGTTTTTTACTCATACCGAGAGCCCAAAAATCATTGTCCTCATCAAACATTCCGTAATCAACCCAAACGTCCATAAACTTGACGAAAGGTAATCTTAACTGCAATTCCATAAAATCTTTATCTGAATCTTCTGTATCTACATAGTAGGAAAATGAGACATTTTTTAAATGTACTTTTGCAAACATTTCTTCGACATCATCGTAGCCTTTATCCCAGTTGTATTGGATAACACCCACATCTACTGAAAACTTGTCAGATACCATAAGTTCGTATCCTAAGAACAAGTCCATTTCATATGTAGCTTCGTCTCCAAAATCAACTTCTGAAGCCCAAACACCACCATATAGGCCACCGTTACTAACCTTTAGCTCACCTTGCATAGCTGCATTACCTGAAGATTGGCTTACACCTCTCCACATATAATCTGAACTATACCCTAAATAACCATCAACACCTGCAAATGCGGGTAAAGTTACTAATGTGAGTAATAATGCTAATATTTTATTTTTCATATGTCGTTCCTTTTTAACTGTGCATCATAAAGATGCTAATAACTACACTAGCGCCACCCACAATAATAGTACCACAAGCTGCAATAGCTATGGACTCTAAACGACTAATACCATTGTCTAGACTGTCGAGCCTGCTAAAACAAGTTCTCCATCGTTCGTCACACATTACTTCGTGTTTTGACATTCTTTTATCTAGTTCCATAATATCTTCGTGATCTTTTGTAGATTGCTGATTCATGTAAGTTATCTCAGTTCTTTGAATTAAAATTCTATTAAATACAATTATATCAAAATCTCAACATCATGTCAAGAATTATTTTTGTATGGTGTATATTTTGACTGGTTCGGATTTGCCTTTTACCGTTACCTCATCTAAAAACTCGTAATCAAAACCGTCTACCAAACTATATTCTGATATGATTAAGTCGGTGTCATAGGTCTTGCATGAGCTTTCTAACCTTGCTGCCAGATTGACAGCATCGCCAAGAACACTATAATCGAAACGGCTGCTGGAGCCAAAATTGCCCACCACACACGGGCCAGTATTGATTCCAGCTCCTGTATTAATTTGGTCAAGGCCTTCCTCTGCAAGTTGTTCATTTAACTCTCCTAATGCTGTACGCATTTCGAGTACGCATTCTGTAGCTTTCCTTTCTTGTTCTTCAACATCAAGAGGTGCATTCCAGAAAGCCATGATGCAGTCCCCCATGTACTTATCGATTGTACCACCGTGCCTAAGAATTATCTCGGTCTGGTTGTCTAAAAATCGATTAATAAGAAGTGTAAGTCCTTGCGGATTCTTTTGGTATTTTTCAGAAATTGGTGTAAATCCCCGAATGTCAGAAAATAGAAAAGTTAGTCGTTTTGTCTCCCCACCCAATCTAAGTAATGATGGGTCTTTTTGTAATTTTTTAACTAAGTCTGGGCTTACGTAGGTGCCAAATTGTTTTTTAATTTCCATTCTCATGAAATACTGCTGGATAAAATTCCTGAAAGTTACGATAGAAAAGAAAAGAAATCCGACAACCATAGTGCCGGAAACGTCAAGTAAGTAGGAAGATTGGTACGCATACCAGCTACCATACATAAGTCCGCCCATGCTAGTTAAAAATATTGGCGCCGAAAGGTAGACATTAGAAGCCGCTATTAGTAGTATGACTATTAATAGTAGTGCGGCTCCTAACTCTGCCAAGTCCGCCCACGCGGGTTGAACAGGGCTAGTTCCGTTTATTAAATGGTGTAAAACATTTGCCTGTACCTCATGTGGGTAAACAGCGCCATTAGCAGTAGGAACTGGATTAACAACTCCTTCTGCTGTAACCCCTGCTATTACAAAGGAGGCGCCTTCCATAGGCTCTCGGAGATACTCCGCTGCAGACTGCCTGTGAAACTTTATATTTGATGTTATCCAAACTCTTGAACGAGAGTCTGTTTTTATAAGTGGAAAATTGGGAATTCTTAGCCACTCAATACCTGTGTCTTTTGTGTTTATTTGATAACTAGGGTCGCCTACACCTACCCTTAACATTTCTAACGCAAAAGAAGGAAATAATTTACCGCCCGAACTAACGACGAGAGGAAGACGCCTTACGACGCCGTCTATTTCTGGACTTGAGTTTATTAAGCCTACGCCTTCTGCGTTGTGCTGTTGTCGTAAAATTCCTGGATACTGATATAGCCATTGATGTGGATCACCTCCTAGTTGTGCAGTACCTACATGAGGTCCTACTTGCGTTGCTTGGTTAGAAGCAGTATATGCCAATACAGCAGGATAAATATCTAGTATATCTTCTAAGTATTCATCTTCTACTGTGCCTCGAATATCAGGGTCTGGCATTAATACTGTAATACCAGCAGTTCCCTGCGTTCTTGAAATTAAATGTGAATATAAACTTCTTGGTAGAGGATAACCACCGTATGCCTCTACTATTTCTTCATCAAAGTCTACTAGTAATATCATATTGTCTTGCACAGGCTCGCTAGTCGACATGAGCCAATCAAATGTTTTGAGTTCTAATATTTGTAAGGGTGTGGGATTCCAGACTAGAAAAGCCAGGAGTAGTGCCCCAATTAAGGGGTTATAGAGTTTCTTCATGTTTTAAAATATATTCCTTCATATCAGTAAGCCAGTCTTTTAATCTCATAGCTTGTTTATAGTGAAAGTGTTTTTGTTCGGGTTCTTTTACGGCCATTTCCATATGAAAATCGTAACAATGCAAAGCCACAGCTATAGCGTCCTGATAAGGCATCCGCACTAAGCTTGTGAATGTTCGTTTTCCTTTTGTCATTGTAATTTATCATTCTTGTGTTATTGTTATGGTTTTTGTACAATTTGATGTACAGTTAAAAGTTGCAGTATATGACTGATTAGTTGCTCCTTTTTGAGTAACATTTAAATTATAATCATCTGTGTAAAATTTCATATTTGCTGTATGAGCTCCTGCTCCGTATTGTGTTAAGTTTACAGTCGTATTGTCTGCGTCGTTATAAAAAAAGATATCGGCATCTTTGTTTCCAGAACCGTATTGGGTTACTGTGGCGGAGTTATTGTCCGCATTAGGGTAGTTATAAATGTAAGTATTATGTTCGCCAGTCCCATACTGATTAATAGTGAAATCAGAATCGTCACTGAAAGTGAATATTTTAGCGTACTTATCATTCCCTGTTTGAGTGATTGAATAAGCATTATCGTCTCCTGAGCCTAATTGCTCTGCGTGGTTATCGTTTCCGGTTTGTGTTATAGTAGAAGTATTATCATCTTCGTCTTGGTCAAGCCATACAAAGTTATCATCTCCTGTTACAGTAATAGTATAAACATTATCCATATTATTTGACCATACAGTATAAAGTCTAGTATTATTACTATTTCCTATAACTGTAGTATTTAATGTAGCACTACCACAAGTATGTGAAACATAATTAGTACCTGGCATAGAGCCGCTAGAGCCTGCTCCACATAGTATATATCCTTCATTACCGTTACCAACTTGTTTGGCTGTAATGCTAGTGCCAGTTCCTTTAGTAGTTATTGTGAGACTATTATCTCCTGCAAAACTAAGGGGACTGATTAATAATAATAATGTTATCACCCGCACCATTTATTTCTACCTCCATTATTACTCCTGCATTATTTATATATAAATAAGTGCCTGCATTTATATCTATTCCTATATCATAAGTATTTACGCCTGTGTGTACAAAATATATAAGTCCATCTTCTACAAAAGTGTAAGTCTGGTATACAGGGTCAAAACCTCCTATTATACCTGCTAACTCTACTCCTTGTAGTATAGACTGTGATTGTTTTGATTTCTTGCTTGTAGTTTCAACTAGTGCTAGTAAATCAACTAGGAATTCTATTCCTAATAAATCAATGTCTAATCTTGTGACTTCTTCTGATTCTTCATCACATTCTTCTACTAGTGCGTCGCAGTCTAAGTCTGGTGCATCTTCAAAGAAATCTTTGTCTAATTCAGCAGTCGGTGAAGTACCTTGTTGTTGTTCTTCTACTGCTTGTTCGACTTCTGCTGGTCTACTGACAATTAACATATTGTCTATTAAACCAAGAGTCATATTAGCAAGGGTTACAGCTTGTGTTGGGGGCTGTTCCCAGGCTGATACCATTGTTGCTTGGAATGGTTCATTTAATATTTCTACTCCTGAAGCTGTGGTTACTGTTATCTCTCCCGAAGAAGTACCATCTTTATTTGGTAGTAGTATAACTAGGCTTCTTCCTAGCTCATCTACAGTAGCCGTAAAATCCGTTCCACGAATACCTATTGTAGCTGTAGGAGTCTTGATAGAGATGTTCTCTTTATCAATCATTCCAAGTTTGCCCGTAATGAAACGAGCTGTTCCTGATGCCATATTAAAAGCCATTTCACTTTTACTAGGGTCAGGGTCAAAAATGAATTTATCGATTATAACTTTAGAATGTTCTGTAAGTTTAAGGACTGAATCGTCAATAAACTGTATTGCCATTCTACCGTTACCTGTTCGGACATCATCAAATGAGTAGATATCTGAGTCTAGTTCCGCTGTGAGAGTTTCACTAGAGTCTTGTCTAGTAATCTCTCCGTTTCCCTTTAACTCAGATATCCCTCCAATTTCGGACGCGCTAATTGTTCCTACGAAAAGTATTAACAGCCAGAAGCGCATTGATCGACGTCTATCGTTCCATTTGAAGTTGTGGATATTAAGTTCACAACATTTGTAGAAGCAGTATCAGTTTGGTCAATAGTTATAGTATTTGAGCCTCCTGTTATTGAAGCTGTTATACTGTGGTCAGCTGAACCAGTCTGTGTAGTAGTAATATCATTACTATTTCCACTAACAGTCCAGTTATTAATACAGCCAACTACTTCACAAGTACCTGTGTACTCATTAGAAGTACCAGTAATTACAAAATCCTGATTACCTCCAGTAGCTGTTGAAGCTGCACCTTGTGTCCAAGTGAATATATTACTGTCGCCAGTTGCAGCGTAGTCAAAGTCTGATTGAGCTACGTCGCCTGTTCCACCAACAGTAAAAGTTCCTGTATTACTATCCCCAGTTACTATCCAATCCCAACTCGATGAGTTACCCTGTAATATACTGGCTAGAAAAGAGTTAGTATCTCCAATCTGGTCAATATCTACAGTCATGGAAGTACCTGATAAGGTTACTCTGCTTGATGAAGTACCAACTTTGTTAGTTGCTCCAATTTGATCAATAGTAAGTGTTAAACCTGTACCAGTTTGAGTGATATAAATATCATTATTTCCTGCAAATGCTCCAAAAGATAGACATATCGCGAATAGTCCTAGTATCTTTTTCATTTTTATTCCTCTTTTAGTTTGGAATAGTTAAAATCCCAAACCTCTTTTTCGAGTCCTTCTATAACCAGTCCGTAAACGGCAGCTTCTATAGCTGCTCGGACGGCTATATTGGTCGACTCGTTTTCCGTATACCCACTTTCAATTTCGACTAATTCTGTACCCATTTCTATGAATCTGAATACGTCGCCTCCACTTGCTGTGGATAATACAGTTTTTGTAGCCGTAACATTTAAGAGTACTTCGCCAGTTTGCACTAGCACAGCTCTAAGGACGACGGTTACTTTGTCCTCGCGGTATTGGTTCTTCATACCTATTCCTAAGTATCGAGCTCCATTACCACCTGTCTTTAAATTTGTATCGTATGCTACAATTCCACCTTCCATAATCATTCCAGCATATAGTAATGGTTTTAAAATTGTTTTTCCGTCTGCATTCTTATTGTAGCTTTCGTAAGTACTTCTTACAAGTTGTCTTTCTTTTGTTAAATTATCTAATCCGCCTCTTTCTACCACTACGAACCAATTTCCTTTACCGGCATCGCGAAGTGCTTCCACTAACATATGGTCTGCTCCTTGAGTTACCGCAGTACTAAAACTAGCGATATTATCGCTGGACTTTCTTTGACCTGTTAGGTCGGAAAAATTATAAACAGCGACTACTGTTTTTCGATTTGGATAAGGTAAGTTAAGTAGTTGTTGGGTTGCGCTAGGTTCAATGACTGGACCTTTGATACACATTACTCCGTCCATGCAATTGCCGTGACTTTGGGGCATGCCAATGGAGGCACAGCCCTGAAGAAACATAAGCGCAACTATTAGGTATTTACTCACAATTGGTCACACAACCGCCGAAACTACCAACTGGTATTGTTATAGTGGTTCTTGAGATTTCTACTCCATCTGCCATCTCTATAATTGTTAAGGTTATTGTTATACCATTGTTTAACCATTGGATAATATTACCCTCTAGTTCTATCTCTCCATAAACGGGGTTTTCTATTGAAGCAGGATTGTCATAGTTAAATAAGGATTCCGATATATCTTTCGCGAGTGTGGAATATATCCTTGACTCTAAGTTTCTGAGGAACTTAGCGAGTGTTGTATTCTCTGCTTCTCTTTGAGCGTCTTCTAATGCTTCTTGTGCATCTGCTCTGATTTTCTCTTTACGAGTTCTTTCTTGCTCATCAATTGTTAAATAGTGAGCAGATTGATTAATCCCACTGAAACTGGGATTACCGAATTTATGTACTAGCTCCGTCGCGTTTGCTGTTGTCGCTAGTGTTAGTAGTATTATTAAGCTTTTTTTCATTTTCTTTCATCTCTAAAACCGTGTTTACTTTTTCTTGTAAACGGATCATGTCTTGGTCGAGTAACCTAAGCTGATCTATCAATCGTATGATTGTTATTTTCATTTCATCTATAGCGGGGTCTACGTCCTTGAGGATAGTTTGGTATACAAAGTATACAAAATACCCCATACCGACAGCCATCACAATCGGAAATCCAAATTGGGAAATTAAATCTACAATTTCCATTTAACTGAATCTACTTTGTATATATTTAAAAATACTATAAATTGTTAAACCGTAAAAAGCTAATACGGTCATGGGTAAAGCTATATAAGCTAGTTCCCATGGTGATAGGAATAGTATTTCCCATGTAAAATTTATAGCAGCTTCTGCATCTCCTGTAGGTTGTTGCATAGTACCGACTTCTGTTACAATGTCGAGCTCATAATCAACAAGAAACTCAGTCCACTCTTCTTCAGTAAAACAAATAGTACTAGTCTCTTCTTGCATCTATAGTTCCATCTTCCACAAAGTTTTCTGCTCTCGCAATTCTTTGTAAGTCAGGTGCTAGTCCGAGTGCTGCGGACACACTAGTGTCAATACGGATTATATCATTATTCATGACTTTCCCTCTTGTTATTAGCATTTCGGACATTCCCTTAACCGTCTTAATCTCTGTAACGAGATTTCCCATAATTTGTTTTATAATGATAAATATAAATAGTCCCATAACTAGTGCTCCCGCTATGGGTGCTCCTACTTCTGCTATGAGATTAAATATTTCCATTAGTTAGTTATGTTTGGTATGTGTATGTTGATGACATACTGGATTCTTCCAGCTTTCATCAATCGATGTAATTTTTTCCACATAATTTATCATTGGTCTTTCATTAATTTCTTGATCAGTTCTCCGTAATTCCCTTGACCAAATGGCAGCCCACTATTATCTTGAATGTTTACTTGCGTTTTGACTGTCTGTGCCTTCGCTTTCTCCATTTCTGTTTGAGCTTTAATTTCTTCGATACGCATTTTGTGAGCCATCTGAAGTAAATCTGCCATGTCTTTGTTAGTATAAATCTGAGTCTCATCTGACTCCTCTAGTTTCTTTTCGATGAGCATATCTAAGGTTTCCGATATCTTAAATCTGTTTCGATATCCAGTATCTAGAAAGACCGTGTCTATATACTGTTTCACTTCCCTTTTATTTAGGGCCTCGCTAACCTGATTTTCGCTCACACCAAGTTTTGCGCAAACTACCGGGATACTTCCGTGTTCCAGATAACTGTTTGCGATCTCCAGTCCTTCAGGACTCATTTTGGTTGCTATTTCTTTACTCATGTTTATATTATACTAAAATTTTAGTTCGGTGTCAAGAAGTATTTTCTAATAGGTATCATTATGATACTATTCATTGCGTTAATTTGTTTTTTTGAAATTTTTTAAAGTTGTACGTGTGGGGGTGTCGCCAGGGAGAGAGCTTTTTTAGTCTGCTAACCCCCCTGTATAAAAATTATACAGGTAGAAAAACTCCAAACATTACTTGAATGTTTGGACAAATTCGTGTAGGGAAATAGGTTAAATATATGTTGCATGATCAGACCATTTTGCTATTATTAATTATAGCTGTGTTTATGCGACCTATTAGGCGAACTTGAAAGGATAGCTCTCTTGCACCAAGATAGGCTTACGACACAAAAGGCGAAGGGCGTAGCTATGGGAAAAATTAATTTCAAAAGGCTAATAATTTAATTACTGAACAAACCATACTTCACTGACCAAATAAACACTATCTTTATTTTTGCCTAGAATCTCACTAGAGATTATCACGATAGATAACTAACTAATTAAATATTAAATGGGGGAACTTATGAAAATATTTAAAAAATTGTTTAAGCAACACTTAACAATTAAAACTAAATTTAATCCTAACAATGCTAAAGATGTTAAGGCTTTTAATAAAGCCTGTAAAACTTTGGAAGAAC